GGGGCCTCCTTCATCTCAAGGTGTGTAGTTTGGTTGAATGGCATTACACTTATTTCAGCAGCAAGGAACAGCCACCAACCAAGGAGCAGGCAATGAGCAACCACATCAACATCGCCCTCAACCTCGAAACCTACGCCGACCCGTTCCCGGGCAAGGCCAAGGACGACATGGTGTTCATCGCCTGCGGTCGCTGCGACGGCGAGGGTCGCCTGGACCACTACCACACGACGTTCGGCGGCATCTGCTTCAAGTGCAACGGCTCCAAGGGCGAGCGGGTCACCGCCGAGGTCGCCCGCAAGCGCGAGCGGGGACGGGTCCAGCGCCGGAACGCCGCCGAGCGCAAGGTCGCCGCCCGCCAGGAGTTCCACAACGCCCAGATGGAAGCCGCCGAGGCTGCGTTCCCGGTCCTGGCCGCCTGGTGGGAGGAGATGGAGGGTAACAACTTCCTGACCGACCTCTGGGGCAAGGCGTTCGACTACGAGCTCTCCGAGAAGCAGATCGCCGCTGCAGCCGCCACCATCGCCCGGAAGCGGGACCGCCAGGCAGCCCGCCAGGCCGAGAAGGACGCAGCTGCTCCGGCCCCGTCCGGCAAGCTGGAGGTCACCGGCGAGGTTGTGTCCGTCAAGTACCAGGACAGCGACTTCGGCGGCGCCTGGAAGATGATCGTCAAGGGCGAGGGTGGCTTCAAGGTCTGGGCCACGATCCCGGCGAAGCTCTGGGACGCCCTGGAGGCTGAGGCCGACGAGGATCACAACGTCCAGGCCGAGGAGTTCATCGGTCGCCAGGTGAAGTTCACGGCGACCCTGGAGGTCTCCGACCGGGACGAGTCTTTCGCCTTCGCCAAGCGCCCGTCCAAGGCTTCCCTGGTCAAGTAGTCAACCAACCATCAACCAACGGCGGCCCCTGCGGGGGCCGCCAGGCAAGGAGCCCATCATGAGCAAGCCCGTCAGCAAGACCAAGGCCGAGAACGTCCGCCAGGCCATCATCAACAAGTACTACGTCCGGGGACGTGAGGAGCAGGAGATTTACCTCCAGAAGCCGGGCGACAACTACGGCGGCACCGACCATTGGATGCTCGTCTGGGAGGGCGGCCCGTTCGAGTGGGCCCTGGAGGTCGGCCAGATCGTCCCCGGCACGTTCCTGGAGCCCTACAGCTCCTTCGCCCTCGGCATCTACCCCAACGACTAACCCACCCCCCGAAAGGAGCCCATCGTGGCCACCAAGTCCCAGAAACTCAAGGCCAGGCGCGTCACGCGCCGCCTGGAGGCCGCCCTCCCCGATGTCGCCGTCGCGTTCGTCTACTTCGATGAGGACGGCTGGCTCATCGCCCGCTATATCGACGACGCGAGCGGGGTCGAGGGCCGGGAGCTCTATGGCCCGCACGTCGCCACGATGACGGTGGCCCAGCTCGCGGACATGGTCATCCGCTGGGTCGGCGGCAAGGTCGAGGAGGCGCGGGCGTGAGCCGCCGGGGCGAGGGTCTGGTCTACCGCGGCGGCCTCCAGGAGGCTCACGGGGCGGTCGTGAAGTGGATGGAGGACTGCCGCTGCAATCGCTGCCTGGCGAGCCCGGTGAACCCGTCCGGGGAGCGCCTGGTCCGGGCCGTGGTGGACCTGGAGGGGTGGGAGGAGGTCCTGACCTGCGCCAGGCCGAGCTCGTTCCGGGAGTCATAGGGTTCGAGGTGTGGACTTAGGTCTAATCGCGTTACACTTATGAGGTCAGCAAGACACCAACCAAGGAGACACGATGGAACAGCTCAGCATCAAGGTCCAGGCCAACCTCGTCGAGGTCGGCTTCGCCGCGGCGATCACCCCGACCCAGGACGTCGAGTTCCGCCACGACACCGAGGAACGGGCCATCACCGTCCTGGCGATCCGCGACGAGGTCCACATCACGGTCAAGGGCCGGAACAAGCTGGCCCGCAACGTCTACAAGGCCGCCGAGCTCGAAGCCTGCGACGACGCGACCCTGGAGATGTGGCTCACGGCGATCCGCGACTTCGCCTAAGACCAACCCTGGCGGGGGCCGCAAGGTCCCCGCCCCACCAACCACCAACCACCTCAAGCAAGGAGCAAGACAATGGCAGACCTCATCGAAACCTACGGCGACAAGGCAGCTTTCGTTTCCGCCCGCGAGCACGCCTGGCACAAGCTCGGCACCGTCACCGACGACGCGATGACCGCCGAGGACGCAATGGAGAAGGCCCACCTGGCGGGCTGGAAGGTCCGGACCGAGCCCATGATGGTCCACCTGCCCGACGGTCGGGTCCTGCAGACCGGGAACGCCTACGGGGTCGTCCGGGACAACCCGTTCATCGACGGCCAGGTTGACTACCTCGGCCCGGTCGGCGGGTCCTACACGCCGATCCAGAACGAGGAGCACGCCGAGCTGCTGAACGCTCTCGTCGATGAGTCCGGGGCCCACTTCGAGACCGCGGGCTCCCTCCGGGAAGGCAAGGAGGTGTTCGTCACGATGAAGCTCCCGCAGCACATGATGATCGGCGACATTGACCCGGTCGAGGTCTACCTGGCCGGGTGCAACCGCCACGACGGGCGCGGGGCGTTCAAGCTCATCACGACCCCGGTCCGGATCGTCTGCGCCAACACCCAGGCCGCGGCCATCGCTAACGCCTACTCGTCGTTCTCGGTCCGTCACACCAAGAACTATGCCCAGGCCATGCAGGTCGCCCGCGAGGCCCTGGGGCTCACGTTCAAGTACATCGACGGCTTCCAGGAGGAGGCCGAGAAGATGATCCAGGAGTCCATCACGGACGCCGAGTTCGACAAGATCATCGACCGGGTGTTCGGCAAGGTCGAGCCGGAGAAGCAGGCGACGGCGTCGGCGAACAAGATGCTCCAGACCCACGCTGACCTGATGGGCTTGTTCCACGACTCCGACACCCTGCAGAACATCAAGGGGACCCGCTGGGGCGCCTACCAGGCCGTGACGGAGTACGTGGACTTCTTCGCCCCGGTCCGGACCAAGGGCGACCAGCAGTTCGCCAGGGCGACCCGGGCCCTGGGCGAGAAGGGCATCGAGGTCAAGACCAAGGCGTTCCAGCTCCTCTCGGTCTAGTAAGCCAGGGCGGCGTCCTCCGGGGCGCCGCCCGCGTCGTTGGGGGTGGCTATGATTGGTGTTATGTCTAAACCTAAGTTGATGGGCTACCAGGAGGTAGCGGAACGTATCGGCGTGGACATCCGCGCCGTGCGGACGTACCTGGCCAAGGCTCGGGCCCACCGCGCCGCGGGTGCCCCTCGGCCTGGGGACCTGCCGGAGCCGGACTTCACGATCGGGAAGTCTCCGGCCTGGGAAGCCCGCACGATTGAAGCCTGGCTCAAGAAACGGCCAGGGCGGGGAGCTGGCGGAGGGACCAAGCGGCGGTGATCCTCTATGGCATGTGGGTCGGCGGGGTGATGGGTTGCTGCGGCGTCCGCAAGGATGGCAAGCAGTGCCGGAACCGTGGATACACCACCGATACGTCCAGGGGCTACTGGTGCCCCTGGCATGAAGCCCAGCGAGACCAGCAGAACCGCCCCGATTAGGCCCTGGCGCCCCGTCCTCCGACCTGGAGGGCGGGGCGCTTTCCGTTAGGGCCTTAGAACGGCTTCTAGCGGAGGTTGTTGTGATGGACCGCCAGGGTGTTCTGGACGTCCGGGTGGTACTCGTCCCAGGCTCCCGCGGTGGCGATGGTCGTGGTGGCCGCGCCAGGCTGGGAGACGCCCCGGACGGTCATGCAGCCATGCTCGGCGGTCAGGACCACGACGGCTCCGACGGGGGCCAGCTTCTCGGCGATGGCCTCGACGACCTGGGAGCCGATGCGCTCCTGGACCTGGAGCCGCCTGGCATAGCCCTCCAGGACCCGCGCGAGCTTGGAAAGCCCGACGACGTCGCCGCCGTCCTGGGCGCGGTAGGCGATGGAGGCCGTCCCCGTGATCGGGAGCAGGTGGTGGGCGCAGGTGGAGGCGAAGCGGATGCCGTGGACGGCGACCAGGCCAGGCCGGGCCGGGGCGCTGAACTGCTTGTCCAGGTGCTTCGCAGGGTCCTCCTCATAGCCCGCGAGCTGGGCCCGCCAGGCTTTCGCGACCCGCTTGGGGGTCTCCGCCGTATGGTCGCCCTCGTCGATCCCGAGGGCGTACAGCAGGGAGGCGACGGCGGACTCGACCGGGTCCTCCTCGCCGCTGTGGAGCGGAGGGAGGTTCTGGATGTAGGCCGGGTCCTCCGCGGGGAGGGCGGGCACCAGGGCCAGGGCGCGGTCGGTGATGAACGGGTTGGGCATTAGTGACCCCTTGCGTCGGTCCAGGCCAGCACGTGCAGGCGGTGGGAGCAGTTGATGTGGTGATGGGTGGCCGCGGTGGCGACCTCCGGGAAGCGGGATGCCAGGACCTCGGCGGTGGTCCCCTCGGGCATGACCCAGACCCGTTCCTTGGGCCAGTGGTGGTTATCGGCCAGGTCAGCCGCGGCGGCGACTCCCTCGGCGTCCTCGACGACGACCTTGAGGTGGGCCTCGAAGTGATCGTGGAGAGGGCCCCAGCCGAGCGCCAGGGCGGGGTTCTGGCCCTTTTTGTGGACCCCGGCGTGGGGCTGCTTCGGGGAGACGATGAACTTGTCCACGCCCGCCAGGGTGACCTGGTTGGGGACGATGGTGCCGTTGGTCTCGACGTGAATTTCCCGGAACCTGGCCCGGAGTGCCTGGAGGAACAGGGGCCAGGCGCGGGTCCGCTGGGACATCAGGGGCTCCCCGCCGGTGATGACGACGATGGGGGCGTCGGGGATGCGATCGACGGCTTCCTGGAAGTCGATGACCTCGATTTCCTTACGGAGGTCAAAGCGGCTGGCATCCCAGGTATAGGGGCTGTCACACCAGGAGCAAGCCAGGTTGCATCCTCCGAGCCGGATGAATGATGCCAGGCGCCCCGCCGCAGGACCCTCGCCCTGGAGTGTAGGACCGAAAGCCTCCACAAACGGAAGGCGCGTGTGTGATGGGGCATCGGGCTTCGCCTGGCTGAGGTTCAGGACGGTCGTGGGGCTCACAGGTTCCTCTCGATGTGCAGGTGGCGGGACACGGTCGCCCAGGTCTTGGGAGTCTCGGACACGGAGACCGCCAGGGAGTAGACGTTGGTCACGCCCAGGGAGCCCAGGAGGTCCACGGCCTTGTCCGCCAGGAAGTCCGCCATGCGCTCGGCGGTCGGGTTGCCAGGGAAGAAGTCGTTGAGGTGGCGGTGGTCGAACTTCTCGTCCAGGTAGTCCTTGAACGCGCCCAGGCGGCGGTAGTCCACGACGAAGCCGATGGGGTCAACCTCGCCCTCCAGGACCAGCTTCACGGTGTAGTTGTGGCCGTGGAGGCGGGAGCAGGGATGGTCCGAGGGGAGCCCTTCGAGCTGGTGGGAGGCGGAGAACTGGAAGTCCTTGCTGATGGCGGCGAGGGTCATGCGGCGTCCTTGGGGGTGTCGTAGATGGTGGGATCGGTGACCCCGGAGTCGGTGAAGGCTTCCCGGCGCTCCACGCAGGTCCCGCAGGCTCCGCAGTGGTTCTCCCCGCCCTTGTAGCAGGACCAGGTCAGCTCGAACGGGGCCCGGAGGGTGGCGCCGACGTTGGCGATGTCGGTCTTGCTGATCCCGACGAACGGGGCGTCGATGGAGACCTTGCCGCCGGTGCCCAGGCGGGCAGCCAGGGAGGCGGCGGCGATGAACTCGGGGCGGCAGTCAGGGTAGACGGCATGGTCCCCGGCGTGGACGGCGGTGAGGACGACCTCGGCTCCCAGGGACTCGGCGACCCCGGCGGCGGCCATGAGCATCGTGGCGTTGCGGTTGGGGACGACGGTGATGGCCATGTTGGGGGCGGCGTAGTGGCCCTCGGGGACCTCCACCTCGGGGTCGGTGAGGGCGGAGCCGGAGAGCAGGGAGCCCCAGGAGGTCATGTCCAGGACCAGGTGAGGGACCCCGTAGTGGTCGGCGATGGCCCTGGCGGCGTCGAGCTCCTTGACGTGGCGCTGGCCGTAGTTGACCGAGAGGGCCCCGAGGACATCGCCCCGGGAGTAAGCCAGGGCGAGGAGGGCGGTGGAGTCCATGCCGCCGGAGAGCAGGACGACCTGCTTGGGCCTGGGGGTGAGCTGGTTTGTCATCAGTTTCCTTGGGTTGTCGGGTCTAGCGGGCGAACGGGGAGCCGAGGGCGTGCCCGTCGATGATGTAGTCGTTGTAGTGGCCAGGCGAGGAGGCCAGGTAGCAGTTGAACTCGGTCCCGTGCCTGGCTCGGAGGACGCCCTCCTGGTGCATGATGCTGCGGGCCGCGGCGTGGGCCAGCCACGTCCGGTCCGCCGTTCCCTGCGCCTTCCCGGCCTTGCCGATGAGCGCAAAGTTCTTGTCCTGGAACCGTTCCGGGGCTCCGCCGTAGGTCCGGACCAGGGCGGTCGCTTCCCGGGTGAGCTTGCGCCCGAACGGGAGGTCCACGGTCTGGCCGCGCCGGTCGGAGACGCCGATCTGACCGAAGCGGTGGCCGCCGACCCAGGAGGAGGAGTCCGTGGACTTCCAGGGCAGGCTGGTCATGGTGACCTTGCCGGTGATCCCGAGCCCGTGGAGGCCGGTGCCGTGCTCCCTGGCGACCTTGTGGGCCTGGACCAGGTGGCGCATGAGGAGCTTGGGGGTCTTGGCGTAGGGGACGCACCCGCCGATGGCGATGTAGGGGTTCTCACGGCAGAGGCGGTGGAGCTCGTCCAGGGGCGAGCCGAGGTGCCAGGCGGGGATGATGTCCACCTTGTCGCCGATGGCTGACTGCATCTTGTCGAAGTTCACCGCGGAGCCGCGCCAGTCGCCGATGACGTCCAGGGCCGCGGCGTGGTTGATGAGCTTCCGGTTGGCCACGAGCCAGTCCATGTACTCGCCGATGTTGACCTGCTTGCCGAGGGACCAGGCGGTGAAGGCGCCGGAGTCGATGAGGAAGTCCACGTTGGAGACATCCCTACTCGAGACCTGGTCCAGGGGCCCGGACAGGTAGGCGTAGGAGAGGAGGATGCGGGGACGGTCAGGCCAGTAGGTCACTGCGCGGCCCGCTGGAGGATCGTGCGGAGCCGTTCGTGCTCGGGGAGATGGTTCAGGTCATCCGCGCCCATCGCAGCCTCCCAGAGGGCTTTCACGTCGTGCGGGACCTGGACGATGACCTTGGGCCACAGGTCGGTCTCCTCGGGCTCCCCGAACTCGTCCTCCAGGTCCTCCAGGGAGTCCGGCGGCTTGATGGCGTCCAGGAGGTCGGAGAGGTCGTCGTCGGAGTAGCCGGTGCCGGAGAGGTCGGGGAGGTCCTGCAGGAGCTCGACGAGGAGCTGTTCGTCGTAGGTGGCCAGGTCGTTCGTGCGGTTGGCTGCCAGGACGATCCGCTTGGCCCGCTCGTCATCGACCTCGACGTAGATGACCGGGGCGAGCTCGTCCCCGCGTTCCTGCATCGCCAGGTAGCGGTGGTTGCCGTCGATGACATAGCCGGTGGAGCGCTGGACGACGATGGGGGCAAAGATGCCGTTCTCGTCCATCGACTCGGTGATGGCATCGACGTCGCCGAGGCGGGCGTTGCCAGGGTAGGTCGAGAGGTTGGCGATCGGGACGTACTCGACGGCGAGCTGGTGGTCTACCTTGCTCATGGGCGGGCTCGTTTCTGGCACCAGCAGGTGCCGTAGGGGTGGGCGGAGGGTGAGTGGACGCCTGCCAGGCGACCGAGGGGCCCGGACCGCCAGGGGCGGATGAGGGCGGGGACGCGGTGGCTCGGGAAGTCGTCGGAGCCCATCCACAGGAGGAGGGCGATGACCCCGGCCAGGGCCAGGAGCCAGAACTCCAGGGCGCTCACCGGCGGCACCCGAGCCAGACGATGTAGAGCCCGGCCAGGCAGAGGACCAGGACGCCGGACTCGGCGGCGGTGAAGGGCCAGGTCCAGTCGCCCCGGACGCAGTTGATGATGGAGCCGAGGATGAGTCCGAAGATGGCGGAGCCCCAGTTTTCCCTCCACCAGGCGCGGGTCCAGGCCCAGGCGCGGAGCCAGAGGGGCGGCCTGGGTCCCTCGGTGGTGACGTCGTCCTCCAGGTCGCAGAACCCGCAGGCGGGGTTGAACTCCTCGTCGCAGTCATGCAGCCGGAGGTCGTTCTCGGCCCAGAGGGCTTCGAGCTTGGCCTGGTCCTCGTCCGAGCAGTACGGGCACTCGGGGTCGATGAGCCCGAACGGGCATTCGCAGAGGACATGGTCAGGGTCTAAGGCGGGAGCAACCCAGAACGGGTCGTCCGCGTCGATGCGGTGCTTGCTCATGGGTCTCCTCCAGGGCATGACAAAGGCCCCGGGTTGCTGGTGGAAGTCAGCGGCCCGGGGCCCTCGCGTCGTGAGTGTTGTTCAAGCGATGTTCAGTTGTGGTCAAGCATGCTCGGGATATTTGACCTACGCCTCCCAGACCGGGCGCCGAGACCGGAGCTGGACTTGAACCAGCGACACCGCCACCACCAGGGGTAAGGACCCTGGCGTTCGCGAACTCTAACCAACTGAGCTACCCGGTCAGCTCCTCCATTGCTGGCGAAGCTACCTGGAAAGTATCGGTCACTCTTACACCAAACGCAAACCAGTGGGCGGAGAAATTACGCCTACTGGACGACCAGGTGACGTGCCAAGAGGCGAGGGGAGCCGTTGAGCCTGGCACGGACCGCCCGATGGTGGCCGTCCTCCAGGTAGAAGCGACCTTCCCACTCGACGACGTGGGCCAGGTGGTCCCCGGAGTGGCTGCCCTGGTGATCCTCGGCGAGGGCGTGGAGGAGGACGCCTGGCTGGGTGGCGATCAGGTCGGAGATGAGGAACGACCGGGCCGGGACCTCCTGCCACTTCTGGGAGGTCATGCCCGTCTCGCCCCAGGGCTCTCCCTCGTCCCTGCTGATGATGTCCGCGAACACTATGCGGCTCCCAGGGTGGAGACCTCGACCGCGCCCCGGAGCTTGGTGTGCCCGCCAGGGTAGGGCGGGTGGGTGATGGTCCAGGTGATGTTCTCGGCGGCCCTGGCTGCGAACTCCTCGCCGTGGATGGCGGCCATGCGCTCCTGGAGAGCCTGGGATAGCTGCTCCACCGTGAAGTCGTGGGCTCCCGGGATGTCCGAGTAGGTCCCTTCGATGGTGTGGATGAGCTGGCGGACGGGGACGAGCGGCAGCTTCCACGCCTCGGTGATCTTCCCTCCCGGGGCGATGAACGTGGCCAGGGTCCACCTGATCCAGTCGTCCTCCTGGGCGGTCAGGGGCATCTCCTCCAGGATGGCCTCGGCGAACGGGTGGCCGGTGATGGCCTGGCCGTAGACGAGGTCTCGGTGGATGATGCCAGGGCCCTCGGTCCAGTCCTGGCGGCGGGTCCAACCTGGGCGGTGGACGTGGGCGATGTAGCGGGTCATGGGTCTCTCCTTAGACGGGGAACAGGGCGTCTTGGTCGGGGCGGCTCCAGGCCCGGAGTCGCTGCAGGTTTTCGGTGGGGGCGAAGCGGAGGAACGTGCCGTCCACGGAGTCGCACCCGATGGACTCGGCGTAGCGGTATCGCTTGCCGGAGTTCACTCGCCCCATATGGACGTGCTTGCCCCTGGCCTTCGCCTGGCGGACGAGCTCCCTGGCTGCGGGGCCGAGCTTCCACTCGGTCGAGCCGCCGATGAACAGGACATCGAAGTCATCCCAGGGGACGACCAGGTCCTCCAGGCCGTCCTGGGCGACCAGGGCCGCGGGGTAGCCCATCGCCCGGATGAGGGGCAGGAACGGGGCGGACCTGGCCAGGGTGGCGACAGCATCGCCGACGACGTCCGGGGCGGTGGCGAACAGGCAGGACCCGGCCTGGTCCTTGCGCCGGTCGAGCCAGGCCAGCCACTTCTCGTCGCCTGGGTAGCCCTTCCCGAAGCAGCCGTTGTCAGCGCACCAGACCGAGCCTGGCGGGCGCTTGTTGCCCTGGGATGGGGTGGTGATGAAGCCCAGGGTTCCCTCCTCCATCGCCGCCACGATGGCCGGGGCGGAGCAGGGATTGGCCAGGTAGAGCATCAGGCCGCCAGGACCTTGCGGGGGTTGTGGGGTGAGAGGTCGGTGGCGACCATGACGTCCAGGACATCGCCGACCCGGTAGAGCTTCCGCTTGGTCGAGGAGTCCAGGGCCGCGGGCTTGAGGAGGCCCCGCTTGACCCAGTTGTAGAGCCGTTCGACGTCGAGGGGCTGCCCGTTGCGGGTGAGGGCCCTGGCGATGACCTGGGGCGGCAGGATGCGGTTCTCGGCCTGGGCGATGGCCTGCTTCTGCCTGGACTTGATGTTGTGGACGGTCCCGCACTTGCCGCAGGTGACCTCGGAGTTCCTGGACGGGGCGTAGAGGTGTTCCTGGCATACGGGCTGGCGGATGCCCTCGGAGTCATACACGGAGCGGCAGGAGCCGACGAATACCTTCTCCAGGCGGAGGTCGATGACCTTGCGGACCTCCTCCAGGGACGCCTGCAGGGCTGCCAGGAGGTCCGTGGCTTCGGGCTGCCGGACGAGCCAGCCGCGGTAGTTGTAGAGGCCCCTGGCCAGGGCCGCGGTGCTGGTGGAGCCCATCACGTACTCGGCCCCGGTCCTGGTCTGCACGAGGCGGACCCAGGGGAGGAGCATGGCCCGGATGTCCCTGGCGGTCTCGGCGGCTCCGAGGTTGTAGGGCAGGTCCACGGCGTCGGTCGGGACGGCTCCACCGCGGACGGGGCGGAGGTTGGCCTGGCGGGTGAGGGCCACGTCGAGCTCGTCGAGCATGGCGGGGATGGAGGCGAGGAGCCTGCCGAGGGCTGCGGCGTCGATGGCGCAGAGTGTCCGGTCGTCCTGGACGGGGTTGACTTCGCAGTGCTGGCAGGTCGCCACGGGTCTCCTGGGGGTCGTGCTTAGAAGGGGAGGGGGTTGCCGCGGAGCCAGTACTTGAGCCTGGTCCAGCGGGTCGGCCAGCCGGGGCAGGGGCCGTCGTGTCCGGACTGGAGGGAGCAGTACCAGCCGCGGGGCATCCTCCGACAGCGGGTGGCGATGTCGGCGTTCACGCGACGAGCCCCGTGACCTTGGTGGTGATGGCGGACTCCAGCCGGACGGGGGTGGTGACCTGGTAGCGGGGCAGGTACTCGGGGACCTCCGGGGCCATGCTGATCTTCACGGGGAGGCCAGCGAAGTAGGTCTCGGGGTCCTCGGTGAACACGACCTGGCCTGGCTTGAGGAACACGTTCGGGGTCGAGGTGATGGTCCCGTCAGCCTTGCGGACGACCAGGACGCCGATGCCGCGGTCACACGAGTCCTGGTGGGCCTGGATGAACTCGTCGATCTGGTCGTGGAGGGTGGCGGTGGCCTCCTGCATCGCCCTGGCGGCATCTCCGATGGCCCTGGTCATGTTCACGAGGGCGTCGAGGCTGGCGGCGGCCTCGGGCTGGCGGAGGACGGGCTGAGCCGGGGCCTGGAGTGCCTGGGCGGCGGCTGCCTGGCGGTGGGCCTGATGGTCGGACTCGGCCTCCTGGACGCCCGGGAAGTTCTTGACGTTCCAGACGCGGCGCCACTGGTCGCAGGAGCAGCGGGCGATGACGGTGTCGTCCTGGGCATTGGGGTAGGTGACGAGGTCGTGAATCAAGGTGGGTCTGTCTCCTTTGTCAGCGGGTGATGCTAGAGGGCGAGCAGGTCGAGCGGGGCGCAGATGATGAGCGCCAGGGCGGCAGCTGTGACGGCGAGCCGGATGAGGAGGCCGGTCAGCCTGGCCTGGTGGGTGAGGCCAGGCCAGGAGAGGAAGTCACGGACCCAGATGCGGGCGAAGCCGAGGATGGCGGCGACGGTCATGGCCCAGGCGACGAACAGGAGGGCGAGGAGGGTGGTCACTTGCTGGCTCCTTCGAGCTTCCGGGGCTCCGGGGCGTAGAGGTAGTCCAGGTGGTTGTGCCTGATCTGAATTTCGTTGCGGCGGTTGGCTTCGGCGGAGACCGCGGCGTAGGTCCCGATCATGGGGCGGAAGTTGTGGGGCTTCTCGGGGAGGTCTGCCAGGCGGTCCTTGTTCTCGGTGAGCTTGCCGTAGACCATCGTCAGGCCGCGGCGTGAGGCGACGAGCTCGAAGCCGAGCTTGCGGAGGTCCAGGGCGGGGCTGGGAGCCTCGCTGGGAGCCTCCTGGGGCTCGACCGGGATGATGGCCTCGGTCTCCTCGGGCTCGGGCGTCTGGGCGGCCTCGGCGGCTTTGTAGACGTGGAGGAGGAACGCCCGGTTGATCGTCGCGGCGCCGTTGGATGGGTCGGCGGCCCACTCCCCGCAGGAGCAGACGATGGAGTCCTCGGTGGCGTTGAGTTCGTGGATGGTCATTGGTCTCCCTGGTAGCAGCGGCAGGTGGAATGTGGGGCGGGCCCTGGGGGCTGGGGCTGGTGGTGTTCGGCGAAGAACTCCAGGAGCCAGGTGAACCAGGCCCTCATCCGTTCGTGAAGGTGGAGCCGACGGGGTGGCTGTTGTAGTCGCCTGGCGAGACCGAGACCCAGTGCTCGTCGCCCTTCGAGTCCCGGACCAGGAGGTCGTAGGACTCGGGATAGGTGGTGATGTTCGGGTGGCAGCTCGTGACCTTGCCGGTCGAGGAGCAGGACGTCGTGACCGAGGTCCAGGAGGCGTGATAGTCCCGGCGGATGACCGTCCCCGTGCCGTGCCAGCATCCGGTGAGGGTCAATGCCAGGGCAGCGACTCCGAGGCCCGCAGCGAGGCGCCTGGCGATCGTGGGCTTGGTTCCCATTGGTTCCTGTTTTTCCATCCTGGTAGGCGAGATTGAGCGCAAGGAAAGCCCTGCGCCCCCAGGCCAGGGGACAGGCCAGGGACGCAGGGCAGGAGGTGAAGCTTATGTATCGGTGGGGGCAGCCAGGGGCTCGGCATCCTCGTCCAGCTTCGCCGGAACAGTGCCACTCGCCGCTGCCTTGATGAGCTGGCCACGGAACCCAGCCCGGACACCACTCAGGGGCGTCCTCGGGTCGATCCCAAGCTGCTCGGCCTGCTGGACAAACTGGTACATCTCACCCAAGGTCACGCCGACCTTCGGGTCCGCAGCCTCCACTGAGACCGCGTAGACAGATACCGCTCCGAGCATTCAGACTCCCCAGCCAATGTTTTAACGCCTGGACGTTCTCACGAGCGCCAAGTGGTTTTGGTCCGCTCATGCTAGCACGTTTGGGCTGGAGTTTGGTGTTGGGGTTACACCTTATGGGTTGGGGATTCCTCCTCCTCCTCGTCCTGGGTGTCGGGGTCGTGGAGGTGGGCGTGCTGGTGGCAGTAGTGCTTGCCTTCGACTTCGATCCAGTCGGAGCAGTCTGCTTCTACCCATGCCCCGTCTTTGTCACTCCATGCGGCATAGTCGCTGCCTTCGGTGGACTTCCTTCCACATTCCTCCTGGTCGCATTCGTACCAGTAGTACGGGGCTGACTGGATGCTCATGGGGTGGGCTCCTTCTCTGCGCCGTCAGGCGCAAGTTCGATTTTTTCGATTGGCGGGTTCCGCTTGGCGTACCTGGCCTTGGCTTCCTCCTGGATGGCTTCGGGGTCGAGGCCGATTTCCGTGGCCCACTCCCAGGTCATCTCGGGGTAGTAGTCACCGCATTCGAGCCGGTCGTGGACCTCGTCTGCGACCTCGTTGGCCCAGCGGGGGTCCTTGGCCTGAATGCGCTTGATGAAGTCCACGATGACGGCGTCCAGGAGGAACGAGAACAGGTGCATATTGCCCCTAAGCAGGCGCGTTTCCCGCAGCTCCTTGGGCTCGGTTTCCTCGGTGCGGAGCGTGCCGTCCTCGTCGAAGATGCTCAGGTTACGGCTGAAATACTCAAGCTGGGCGATACCCTCCTTGAGGCTCTGCTCGATGAGCTTGTCGGCGGTCATCACGGGCTCCGGGAACTCCGCGGGGAGGATGGGCTGGTCGGTCATGGCTGCTCCTGGCAGTGGTGGTTTTCGATGGCGGGGAGTGGCAAGCCTGCGATGGCGGCGTCGAGCTCGGCTTCGGTGACGTCGCCGACGTTCTCGTGGCAGATGTTGCAGACCCGCTTGACGTGGATGCGGGTGGTCTTGCGGACGGTGCCGTCGGGGCCGGGCTTGATGATGGTCTGGTCGGGGGTGAAGGTGCGTGTCATGGCTTCCTCTTGAAGTTGTCGTGGCGGGCTTGGAACCAGGTGTCCCAGCCTCCGGGTGGGGTGGGGCCGTGCGGGATGAGCCAGAAGCCGCAGCCTGGGGCGGAGCATTCCAGGCGTTTGCCGGTGGGCTTGGGTTCGTGGATCATGACGCCTCCAGGAGTTCGGCCCGCCCGTACCTGGTGGCGCAATCGGCGCATTCCCGGAAGCGGACGGGGGTCTTACCACTCCCGTAGTCGTCGTATCCGAACTCGTCGCCGCGGAGGGCTGTGTGGGTGAGGTGGACATCGCCTGGCTGAATCTTGCCTGGCTTGTCGCAGCCGTCGCAGCGGTGGACCTTGCGGGCTTTCCGGCGGCGGGTGACGCTCATGCCTGGGTCTCCTCGCGGTCCCCGTTGGAGCCGGTCATGTCCCAGGTGGTCCGGCAGTCCTTGCACTGGATGGTGTCGGAGTCGATGACCTCGATGTCTCCGATGCCGTCGGGGCAGACGGAGCAGCAGGCGGAGATTTCCCAGTCCACGGCGATGTCCGGGGCCCTGCCAGGCTCGAACTGGCCGGAGTGGTAGTCGATGAATTTGCCGAGCCAGAAGTTCTCGAAGTCGCCCGGGGTGGAGTTCGGAGAGGCCGCGGGGCGCTGGAGGGTGAAGTGGCAGCCGTCGGCGGTGCAGTGGAGGTGGCGGGTGCCGGTGCTGGGCTGGTGGGGGTTTGCCTGGCTCATGACTTCGGGGCCTCGATTGCTTCGGCGGCGGGCATGTCGAGGTTCTGCGCCCAGTAGTGGTCCTGGCGCTTGTGGGCGTGGCGGGACTGGAAGTTGCGCTCGACGACGCCGTGGACGGCGTTGACGGACATATAGGCGATTTCGCTCATTTCCTTGAGGGTCCAGTCGCCGTCGGGGTTCCAGGGGCGCGGGTCCGGGGCGATGCCAGGGTGGCCCTCGGGGAGTTCGATGGTGGCGGTGACGACCAGGCCGTCGGGGCGCTTGATGGTCGAGGTCCACTGGTAGGCGTCGTTGGCGGCCTGGAGAGCTTCGATTTCCTGGACGAGGCGGAGGACGGTCTCGGGGGTGACGGTCTTGTCCCACGCGCTGGCCTCGCCCTTGTCGAGGTCGTAGTGGGGGTCTCCTTCGCGGAGGATGGCCTCGGTGTGCGCGCGGACCTTGAGGGTGTTCAGGAGGGCGGGGAGGTTCTGGGGCTTGGTCATGCTGCTGCATCTCCTTCGATGGGGGTGAGGTACTGGTCTGGTCTGGGGAGGCCGGTCATGTGGGCGTAGGTGAACATGAGCCCGAGGGTCCCGGCGCGGAGGTTGAGGTAGGCGTCGTCTGGGAGCTTGTCCTGGAGTTCGCCGGTGAGCTTCACGGCGTCCTCCATCAGCCGGTAGAGGCGCTTGACGGTGGGGACCTGGGCGATGGGCTGGGGGCGGGCTGGGTTGCCGCTGTTGGGCTTGCGTTTCCTGCTCATGCGAGCTTGGAGCTGGCGAGGGACTGGTGGCCCTGGCGGCGGAGGGCGCGGTTGGTGTGGCGGACGGCGGCGCCGTGCTTGCCGACCGTGGAGGCGTCCCAGACCTGGATGTCGGGGACGTTCCGCTTGATGGTGGCCCAGGTGGTGCCCTTCATCCTGCAGATTTCCGCGATGGGCATTCCCTCCTCGGCCAGGGCCCGGACCTCGGCGATCCACTCCTCGGTGGGGCGGAAGTTCTGGCCGGGGTGGGCCTGGGAGAGCCCGTATTCCTCGCGGTAGCGGCTGATGGTCCGGACGGTCACGCCCAGGCGTTCGGCCATGAGGTCCAGGCTGAGCCCTTCGGCGTTGAGGCGGAGGAACAGTCCGCGCCGGTCGTCGGTGGCCTTCCCGCGGCCCCTGGGCTTGCTCATGCTGCTGCTTCCTCCTCGGTCAGGTGGGTTGCCAGGTGGCGGTCGAGGCGGTCCCGGTCGACTTCCAGGAACACGACGGCGGTAGCGGACCTGGGCGCCCTCGGGGAGGTGAGCCTGGCCGCGGTGGTCACCGTGACCTGCTCCCAGCAAACGGGGCAGGTCACGGAGTGGTTGGTGGTGAGGCTAGTGGCCAACGGGGGTCTTTCCGATCTGTTCGCGCATGGCCCAGCGGCGGAGGCTGGAGCGGAGGTAGGAGGTGTTCAGGTTGTCGATGGGGCGGCCCGTGATGTGGGTGACGGCGTCGGTGGTGGCCTCGTCGTAGCCGGACCCGGCGGGGAGGGCGACCACGAGTGGGCAGTTCGTCGGGGTCTCGCCAGGGTGGGGGTTGGCGATGCATTCCCTGGCTGCCAGGCGGAGCTCGGCGGCCCTGGGGGTGTCGGCGTTGGTGGTCTGCGGGGCGTCCGCGCGGCGGCTCACTCCTCCTCGTCCTTGTCCACGCCGAGGGCTTCGCAGGCTGCTTCGAGGGCGTCCTGGAGGGCTTCGATTTCCTCGTCGTTGGAGTCGCCGTGGGCTGCCTGGTTGGCCTTGACCAGGAGCCCGCGGAACTCGTCGATCCGCTCGGCCTTCACCAGGCGGTCCCCGTCCTCGACGACGGCGAAGAAGTCCGTTGCGGTCTGCGCCGCGGTGGCCATCTCGGAGACGACGTCCGAGGTCTCGCCCAGGTAGTCGGAGCGGAGGCCCCACTGCGAGGAGGAGTCCGCCAAGATCATGAAGCGGGAGACCTGGCCGTCCCGGCGAATAATGCGCCCTTCGATGCGGGGCTTGATTTCAGACATTGGCGAGTTCTCCGATCTTGAGGGACTTGACGTAGGGGCCCGGGGTCCGGTCGAACCTGTACGGCGGCTCCTCGGACTGGTGGGGCGAGTTGTCGGGGGTGAAGCGGTCCAGGATCAGTTCCTCGACGGCTTCGGTGATGTCCCCGACCTTCGCCTGGACCCTGGAGAGGTCCTGCTCGGGGGTCAACTCGAGAGTGATGGTGATGGTGGCCTGGAGGCTCATGCCTGGCGCTCCTCTGCGGGGATGAGGCGGGCGGTGTAGTCCAGGGCCCGCTCCAGGAGGTAGGGCGAGGGCTTGCCGCGCTCGATGTCGCGGTGGGCTCCGAGGAGGAGCGCGTGGAGCTCCCTGGCCTGCTCCACGCTCAGGCGGCCCTCGGCCATCGTGAGGTCGGTGGGGTTCCCGGGGCCGTCCCAGACGGTGCCGTCGTTCAGGTCGATCCGGGTGGCGCGGTCGTCGCCGTCCACGGTGACCAGGACCTTGCCGTCCAGGGCGGACCGCTGGACCATGACGTCGGTGTCGAGGAAGTGGAGGACCGCGGCGGGGTGGGCGATGAGGATGCCCTCGTCGTACTGCGCGGGCAGGGTCTCGATGCTGGGGGCGGCGGGCATCAGAACGGGACCTCGTTGCTGAGCGGGGCGGCGAGCTGGGACTCGTCATCGACCTCGGTGGCGGCCAGGGTGACGGTGATGCGGTCCCGGGTGAGGAGCCGGTGGCTGGTCACGTACTGGAGGTGGTCGATGCCGACCTCGGCGGCGACGTTGACCAGGTAGCGGGAGAACGCGGCGCGGGCGTAGGGCTTCTCGTGGACCTCCTGCAGGGGCTTCATGTAGACCGTGCCGGAGTCGTTGAGGGTGTGGACCTGTTCGTTCCAGATGACGGTCCCGTCGGGCTTGCGGAGCCCGTACTCCCGGGTGATCTGGGTCTCTGCGGGCGTGGCGAAGTTGGACATAGTTGTCTCCTTGGTTGGTGCGGGCTTACCGCCCGCTGGTTGGATTTTGTGGTGCCTAATAAGCGTAATGCAATTACAGCGAAAAGGGACGTCGCCGCGCCGGTATTACGCCAGGGCTGAGGCGTCGAGGCCCGCGGCCTGGAGGATTGCCCTGGCGATGGCGGGGGCAGAGTCGGCCTCGTAGCGGATGCTGGCGGTGATCCCGTCGGACTGGTCAATCTGGACCGTGGGGCGGTCGCCGTCCAGGATCGGGCGCCAGACGCTCAGGGCGTCCCCGGGGATGTCGTCGTCGTTGTGGGTGTGGACCAGGTACTCGTCGGCGCTCATCTGGGGCTCCTTGGTGGTCATGGTTCTCCTTGGCTGGTGAATCTGATGGTACTCCGGGACCCCGTCGCTGGGACGGGGCCCCGGAGGGGCTAGCGGGCCTTGCGCTTGAGGTCGGCTTCGCAGTTCTCGACGCCGCGCTTGCCGCCGTGGGGCGTCGAGGGGATCGTCGCCCGCTTGCGGGTCACCTTGTGCTGCATGAGGTGGTGACCGTCGCTGGTGAGCCGGACGTATTCGTATCCAAGCTCCTCGGCCAGCTTTAGCAGCCGCTTCACTTCCTTTTTCATGTCCCGCTCCCTTGGTTGGTGTCTTGCTGACTCTCTAAGTGTAACGGGATTACACCTAAGACACACCTCACGAGGCGGCGGGCATTTCCTCCGGGCCGGGCGTGACCCAGGACGCCCGCAGGACTTCCGTGAGCCCGTTGATGGCCTCGGCCAGGGCCAGGAGCTCGGCGGCGGGGACCTGGACGTTGCCAGGCTTCGGGTCCCGCCTGGACCTCGGGAGAGGCAGCGCCCGGACGGGGCCCTCGGGGACCGCCTGGACGGGGAGGTCGAACTCGACCAGCCGCGGCGGGGCCGGGTCCTTCATCGGGTTCTCGGAGCCGGTCAGGTCCCGGGGCTGGACGTTGAAGAACCTGGCGATCGTGGCGACCTCGGTCTCCTGCGCCTGGCGGGCCGCGGAGAGGAGCCTGGTGAAGGTCGCGTAGGAGCCGGGGTATCCGGCGGCGACCAGGGCGTCGTGGAGGGGCTTGTACTGCTGGAAGCCCTTGGACGTGGCCAGGAGTTTGATGCTCGTGGCTGCCAGGCGGGTCTCCTCCAGGGACAGGAGGGTGTTGCGGGTCTTGACCATCTGCGGGGGCATTGCGGTGGAGCCTTTCAGTTGAGGGTGGCGCGGGTCATGGCCTTGGCGTCTGCCTCGGCGAAGCTGGCGTGGGCCCTGGCGGCGTCATCGGCGGCGACCAGCCACCAGCATCCGCGGGTCGGGGACTTGTCGCTGATCTGCCAGGTCCCGGGCTTGTCGTCCAGGGTGACGACGACGCCCCTGGCGGGCTTGACGGACGGGGTGTAGGTGGCGGTCTTACGGGGCACGGCGGGCTTCCTTGATGTTGAGGGTGAGGTGGTCGTAGATGCGGACATCGCCGAGCTCGGCGGCGTCCACGATGAGCTCGACGATGACCATGCCGCTCGGGGCTGGCATCGTGCCGGTCACGGTGGCGCGGACATCGCGGCTCATCCGTCCTCCCTGACGTATTCGGTGCATTCCGGATGGGTGGGGTACTCGTGCCACTTCCCGGGGTGGATGTTGAACTCGTACCCGGGGCTGGCCTTCACGCGGGCGTAGATGTCGCCCTTCCGGATCGTCCTGTCATGGGCGTAGTCGCTGGCGCAGACGTAGTCCTTGCGGGCCTTGCGGAGCCTGGCGATGATGCTCATGCGAGCCTCCCGATGGGCCCGGCTTCGGCTTGGGTGGCGGCGGCCTTGGGGATGAGCTGGATGACCGCGCCAGGCTCCCGATGGTCGGCGAACCGCTTGCTGACGTGGAGGTTCACGACTTTCGCGTCGTCGTGGTAGGCGCCGGACTGGGTGAGGGCGTCCAGGGTGGAGCGGACCAGCTTGTCGATGTCGGGCTTGCCCTCGGGATACAGCGGGGCGGTGGGCTTGAGCAGGTGGGCGAACTTCCCGGTCCGGTAGTGGGCCTTCGGGCGAGCCAGGAAAAACGTGATCCCGACGCTCACCGCGCCGTTGATCTTGGCGGCTCCGGTGGCCTTGAACTGCTCGGCGACCTGCGCCCGCCAGGGCTTCACCTTGGTCGAGGACTCGATCATGTTGACCTTGCCGGTGAAGACCCGGGAGCCGTCCGGGCCCTTTTTCGAGATGGGGATGGCTTTCTTCGATCCCTGGGGGCCAGGGGTTCCGACGACGCGGAATGAGACCAATGGGTGCTCGCTTTCGGTACTAGTGGTTGGTGGGTGGGTCAAAAATTCGCCCCCAGCGGGGCGTTTTGCGGGGTAGGACGCCCGAACAGGGCCTCCCTGGGGTCATCGCCCCGGGGCGGGGGTCACGAGGCCCTGACGAGGACGCCTGGCCCGTAGCCGTGTTCCTCGGCGGCCTTCTGGGCGCGTTTCTTGCGGAGGTTGTGCTGGACCACCTCGTTCTCGGCGTCGAACAGGCGCCGCTGCTCCGGGGACAGCGGGGCGTACCTGATGAGGTCCTGGCGTTTCTTGATGGTGGCCTCGGCCCGCTGAGCCCGGCCCCGGAGGGTCTGGGCTTCATCCTTGAGCCGCCGGAGCTCGCGTGCCAGGGCCCGGTTCTCGGCCTCCTGGGCTTCGATGTCGGCCCTGGCCTTCCGGGACTCCTCCACGAGCTCCTGGAGGGCGTTCACCTCGGACTGCCAGCGCTGGAGGGTCTTGTCCGCGGTCTGCTTCCGGCCCTTGAGCCGGTGCCGTTCGGCCTTGACCTCCTCGACCTGGGCGCGCAGCTCCTCGACGTCCTTGCGGGTGGCTCCCAGGATGATTTCCAGGCTGGTACGCTCCCTGGCCAGGTCGGCGTCCTCCTGTGCCAGGCGGGCCTCCAGGGCGGCGCGTTCCTCGGCGATCTGCTTGTCCAGGCGGGCTTGCTGGTCCTGGAGGAGCCAGGATGCCTTGGCCTGGACGTCGCGGTGGACCCGGGCGTAATCGGTCGGGGAGAGCGGCTGGGGCTTGCGGGCTTCGGCGGGGCGGTGCTGGTACATGGTCTAGCTGGCTTCCTGGACGGTGGTGGCTGGGGTGAGGGCGGCTGCCCTGGCGGCGCGGACCTTCTCGGCTTCGGCAGCGACCCGCTCCTTGAAGTTCGCGGGCTTCGGATCGGCTGTCCGGCAGGGGCGGCAGTTCCACGCCTTGACGGTCGGGTGGTTCGGGCATTCGTCGGAGGAGTCATTCCCGAACCAGGAGGTCCTGGCCGGGTCCTGGGCGGCTTCGGCGTCCAGCCAGTGCTTGCCTGGCTTGAAGATCACCGCCGGGGTCCGGACCTTCGGGTTGAGCCCGGCGTTGATGCCCGCCCGCAGCAGCTCGGCGAACGGGGCGTGCCGGGAGTTCTCCTGGAGGAGGGTCATCAGCGACGGGATGCCCCAGTCGGGGCGGACCTCGTGCCAGGCGGCGGCGATGATCTGTGCCTGCTTGAGAGTGAGTTCCTGAATGTCAGTCAATTGTTGCCCTCCTCGCGGGTTAACTTTCTGGACGATTGATTGATTACTTTTTCCAACTGGTGAGAAAAGAATTGGTGAGGGAGGCACCCAAGGTAACCACCCCCTTATCTACGTATGTATGTCTGTCTGTCTGTTAAGGCATTGCCCGGGGCTGATGCATGAGCAATGCCCCGAGCAATGCTTGGAGCATCAGCCGGTAGCACCCTGGTCGGGCACTGCGTGGAGCTGGACCGGCTCGCCCCCGTTCGCCTTCGCCCACCGAGCCAGGGCCGCCTTCCGCCCCTTCTCCGCGCGCATTTTGGCCTCCTCCGCGGACGGCTGGTACTCCTCCCAGCCGTGGATGGCGAAGCCGGTTGGCATCGAGTCCCAGAGGCCGACGGCCACCAGATCGGCGGCAATCCGCTTCGTTCCGTGGACAAAAGGCAGGGCATTTCCGGGGATAAAACCATCGGTTTCGTGGGCCCCTGAGTAGGCCAAACTGCTCACATATGCGACGACTGCGGCATGTTTTTTGGCCTGAATGAGCTCCAAAACCTTCGGATTAGTGGGAAAACTCGTGTCCAAACGGACCCACTGCATGGCTACCTCCCTGGCCTAGAACGGGGGCTCGGAGCCGGGACCGTTGCCCCAGCCACCGGCGTTAGCGGTCGCTCCGGGGGTCGCCCAGGGGTCGTCCTGGGCTGCGGGCTGGCCGCCTCCCCAGCCGTTCCCCTGGCCGCCCTGCTGGCCTCCCCACTGGCCGCCCTGGGCCTGGCCCTGGCCGCCGCCGAAACCGCCGCCCTGGCCCTGGTTCTGTCCTCCTCCGAAGCCGCCCCCGCCCTGGCCGCGCTGGGCCTTGGCGAACTTGGCGACTCCCCAGCGGAGGTCCGGCCCGATGTTGTCCACATGGAACTCGATGACGGACCGCTTCTCGCCCTCCTTGGTCTCGTAGTTCCGGGTCTCCAGGCGGCCCGTGGCCACGACCCCGGTTCCCTTGACCAGGGACTCGGCGATGTTCTCGGCCATCTCGCGCCAGGCGTCGCACCGCCAGAACGTGGTGGGGCCGTCCTTCCACTCGTTGCTCTGCCGGTCGAAGGTCCTGGCGTTCTGGGCGATGGTGAAGTTGGCGACCGCGTTGCCCGAGGGGGTGAACCTCAGCTCGGGGTCATTCGTGAGCCGTCCGACGACGGTAATGGTCTGTTCGCCTGCCATGATCTACTGCTGTCCTTCTTCGGTGTTGGTGATACCCCAGGCTGCGTCCACCGCGGCGGTGGACTCGGCTGCCTGGCGCATGAGGTGATTGATGAAGGCGTCCGCCTCATCAGCTGTCATCTGGTGGGGGCCGTCCAGCTCCCGCCCGACGAACTCCTTGGCGGCCTTCCGCTTCGCCGCGATGGTCCGATGCCCGGCCCGGTTGAGCTCGTTCATCATGGCCGCGACCTGGGACTCCCCGGCCAGGGCGATAGCCTGCGCCTGCGGGAGCTGGAACACGTTCGAGGGCTCATCCTGGACCCCGTCGTCGTACTCCACGGCCTGCTCCTCCTGGGCCTCGTCCACGACGTCGGAGTCGTTGGCCTCCTGGCCGACCAGGGGCTCCGCTTCCGGGGCCGGGGCGACCGGGGCGGAGACATCCACGAACGGGCGCGGGGCGGATGCCTGGACGGGCGGCGGGGCCGCGGCGACCCGGCGCTGGACCCGGGCCGTGGGCTGCTCCTGGATGGGGCGGAGGGTGTCCCCGTCCAGGACCTCCATCACCTCGACGTCGGCCTCGTTGTAGGCCACGATGCCCATGAGCAGGTCGGGAGCGACCAGGCGGCAGACGTCGCCGAGCGCCCTGGCGGTGAGCATGGCGATCGGGTCCTTGGTGTACTTGTCGTTGGTGAAGTACCCCGCCTGGCGGGCCCTGGCGATCGTCCAGGAGGAGACCGTGAACTCGCCCTCGTCGCCCTTCCGGCGGCCCTGGACCACGCACTCCTCGGGGGTCTGCTTGGTCACCCGGACATCGTGGCCGTGGGCGAGGAGGATGGCGTGCTGGACCCTGGAGTACATGCCAGGGCGGCCACCGATGATGAAGATGGAGGACAGGGCCGCGTCCGGCTCCATCCCGTACTTGAACCCGTACATGATGGCCATTGCCGTGTCCTCGGGCTTGTTCCGGAACGCCGCCGGAACGAACGGGGTCTTGCACATCGGCCCGGCGATCTGGATGGCCGTTCCCATCCGGGTCCAGTAGGAGTCCAGGTCAACCTGCTTGCCAGGCTGGGCGGAGGGGACGTAGGCGGCGACCGTGGATGCGGTCGGGGCGGTCTCGGGGATGGTGGCGAGCTCTGTCATGCTGTCTCCTTGAAGTGGTTGGTGGTGGGGTTGACGGGCCAGATGCGCTTGTCCCTGGCGCCGGAGGTCTTGGCCAGGGAAGCGGCCCACAAGAACTCGCGGAACGACTCGTCCATGTCCCTCCTGGACTGCTCCGCGCTGTACGGGAAGCCGCCGGAGACCGCCTGCAGACCGGCGGTGACCGTGTCCGGCTCCCCGTCCTCGCCCTTGGTCCTCTTGACGTGGGCGATGAGGTTCCGCTCAATCTCCGGCATCGGGTACTCGGTGTCCGGGTCGGAGTCGTCCACCCAGAACTCGGCCTTGCGGTAGGCGGCGAGCTGCATGCTCATCGACCCGTAGACCCCGTTGCTGCTCTTGGTATCGACCTGGCAGACGGCGCCGCCGAGCTTCCCGACCGTGGCGATGAGGTCGAAGCGGCCCGCGTACCAGTAGGAGCGGTTCCCGACGGACTTCTCGACCATGAGGGTCTTGCGCCCGTCCGCCAGGGTCATCTCCAGGGGCCGGATGTCCCACTCCTCGTAGAGGTCCAGGAGGGCGTTGACCTCGGGCAGGTGCTCCTCGGGGACATCGGCGGAGCCGGTGTGGAGGACCTGCTCCACGGCGTCGTGGATGATCGAGCCGCGGTCCCCGGCTTCCCGCTTGAAGTTCTCCGGCAGGAACTTGAGCCGCTTGACCAGGTCCACCGAGGGGTCATGGCGCCAGGCTTCGACCTGGTCCCAGTTCTTCTCGACGAACTCGGCGACGTGCTTGGGGGCCCACCGGACGAGCTGGGGCTTGGCCAGGCCGCCGTCGATGAGGCCGGTGACACCGCGGACGGGCTTGCCGTCGAGCTTGTAGCGGTGGCTGGCTGCATTGAATACCAGGCTCATGACTTCTCCTCCTTCGAGTGGATGGGACAGATGGGGCGGGGGACATCCGGCCAGGCCAGGCCGGGGCGGCAGGTGCAGGCGCTCATCCGAGGCCCGCCAGGACGCCGATGACCCAGAACAGGCCGGGGAGGATCACCAGGGCCAGGAGCCCTCCGGCGACGGCTCCGAAGCCCGCCAGGACGGCCATGACCTTCTCACCGCGCGGGGTCAGGACCAGCGGGGCCTGCTCGCGGCGGCTCATGCCTGGCCTGCCTTGAGACGGCGCTTCTCGGCCCTGGCATAGGAGGCCAGATACTTCTTGGCCCGGCTCGTGGCGGCCTTGGCGGCGACCTCGAACGTGGAATGCCGGGTGATGTAGCCCGTGGTGTTCGGGTCCGGGTTCCGCTTGACGTCGTAGACGCGGCCCCGGCGAGGGACCAGAGCGGGGACGACATAGAGGGTCACGGGGATGCCCTTATCCGGCCTGGCTGCGACCTCGTAGGTCTCCGAGCCGGTCTGGGTGGCTTCCAGGGTGGGGTTCATGCCGCCACCTGGCCCTCACTCGAGACCTGGCCGTCCTCAATGATGACCGCGCCCTGGTCGCCCTTACCGACCCGTTCGATCCAGACCTGGAAGTCGTTCGCGTCGGCCATACGGGCGATGAGGTCCAGGTTCTTCTCGTCCAGGAGGGAACCGTCCCGGATGTGCATGACGCGCAGGTCGGGGTTCAGGGCCATACCCATCGCGGTCGAGACCCGGAGCTGTTCGGCGGAGGATGCCTGCTTGAACGGGACCCCGTTGTAAGTCACGCCGTCGTCGTCGAAGCCCAGGCCGGTCACGGGGTAGACCGCGGAGGCCAGCATGTCGGCCTTGGTCATGTCGAGCTGGGTGATGCGACCCGTCAGCTCCTCGGCCTTGTTCTGGTGGACCTTGAGCTGGTGGCGGACGTCGGTCTGCGCCTGGGCTTCCCGGACGTTCGCGTTGATGTTCTCGGCGTTGTCGATCTTGTCCTGGATGGCTCCCAGGTCCATCCGGGGCGGGCAGGCTGCCAGGGCGGCGCGGTTGCCTTCCAAGTCGGCCTCGGCCTGGGCGAGCTTCATGCGGAGGTCCTGGACCAGGAGTTCGTTGTTGTGGACGTCGCGGGCGATCTGCTCGGTCCTGGCGTTGGCGTCCTGGGCGGCCCGATATTCCTTGAGGAGTTCGGCGACGGAGACTTCCTGGTCCGGGGTTCCGGCGGGGATCGGGTAGAAGCCCTTGACCTGGCCCTCCAGCTCCTTGACCTTGCGGTTGATGTCCGTCCGGGAGTCGAAGATGCTCTTGCGGTTGGCGTCGAGCTCGGCGGGGTCGAACGGGAGCTCCACCAGGCTCATGAGAATTTCCCGCTGCTTCGCCGGGGCGTACTGGGCGAACTCCAGCGGATCGAACGCGAGCTTGCCGACCAGGCCGTCCAGGATCGACTGCGGGGAGGAGTACTTCGCCCCGTCCTTGGACTCCACGGTCAGGCTGGTCTTGGAGCCCTTCCACTTCCGGGTCACGATGAGGTCCCCGAGGTCCAGGCGGACGACGGCCTCCTCGGCCCCGTCCCGGACCGGGCGGGCGATCGACTTGGAAGCCGCGCCGCCGCCCAGGGCCAGCCACATCGCGTTCAGGGTCGAGGACTTACCCTCGCCGTTGTTGCCGCCCACCAGGACGACGGAGCCCTCCGGGGTAATCTCGACGGCCTTGAGCCTCATGATGTTCTCTGCCTGGAGGTTGACGATCTTGCGTCCCATTACGCTGCCTGCTTTCCGGTGCCGTTGACCCGTCCGCCGGTGAACCCGGCGTCGGTCAGGAGGTGGTTGATGGTGTCGGTCAGGAGCCCCTGCTCATAGGCGAGGAGTTCCGGGGTGTTGTCGAGGGTCCCGTTCCGGGAGTGGACCTGGAGGGTGTGGGTGCCGTTCTCGGCTGCCGTGACCTGGTCCATGTGGAACAGGACGTCGTAGAGGAAGTCATCGTCGAGCTTCGCCCCGACGTCCTGGCTGAGCCTGGCCGCCCAGAACGGGTAGCCGTCGATGGTCGCGTCGGCGCCATGCTCATCCACATACTCGGCGGCGCGGTCGCGGATGATGAGGTCAGCTTCCACTTTCGACACCGGGCTGCTAATGTCGGTCATGACTTGGTCCTAACTTTCCTTGGTTGGTGGTTGGCCACTTGTCGCAAAGCCCGCTCCTCGGAGCGGGTTTTTTGCGTTCTAGGAGGCCCGCCTGGCTTTCGACCGGGACGAGGTCTTGAACACGTCCTCCTCGTCCTCCGCCGGGGCGGGGGCCGGGGCTCCGGCGGGGACCGCCAGATGCTCCAGGAGCGCGTTGATCTGTGCCTGGCTGAAAAGGACCTTGCCCCGGGCTCCGGGGGTGTAGGCGATCTCCTTTTTCTGGACCATGCGGCGGATCGTGAACGGGCTGATGTGGACCAGGAGCTCGGCGACCTCCTCCGGGGTCCGCAGGGGCGCGATGTCGAGTGATGCGGTCATGCGAAGTTCCTCCAGTCAGTGGTGGTGGTTGCCCAGGCGGCGTAGCGGGCTTCGACGGCGGCCTGGTAGCGGCGGAACCGCTCCCGGAGGCTGAGGCGAGGGGCTACATGGCGTCCGGTCGTAATCTTGCTCACTTGGTCTCTTTCCTGGCCCGTCATAACAGGCGTCGTTTTTGATGCCTGCTACTTGTTTTCGGGGCCGCGCTGGTTGGTGGTTGGTGGTTGGTGCTTGGTTTGTGCGGGGCCGGTGAGCTGGCGTTCCGCTATCGGTCAGCCGCACATGGATATTTATAGCCCAGGTCAGGGCCAAGTGACAACTACTGGGGACACCTTATAACTTCCATTGGGCGTCAACCCCCCAGTTTTGGGGGTTTTCCGCCCCTTTACCGGCGGGGAACGCGGGGATACTGTGCAAGGACTACACCAACCACTGGGCGGGGGAGCCCAAGGAGGAGCACCACAGCATGGCATTTATGAGCAAGAACGGTCCGACCCTGGCCGAACTCATCCTCGACCGGAAGGGAGGACGGTCGTTCGAGCGGCTGTCCGAGGACTGCGGAGGAGCACCCGCTGGGCGGCGCCTGCAACAGCTTGCAAATGGGAACCGTCCCATGAAAAACTTCCCGGACCCCGACTCAATCACGGCGATGGCGCGCGGTCTCGGCGTGTCCACCACCGAGGTCGTCCTCGCCTCCGCCAGGAGCCTCGGGGTCACTGTCGCCTCCGCGGATGCAACCGCCCTCGTCATCGCCGACGGCGGAACGCTGCCCGCCCAGGCACAGGAAGCCCTCCGCTACCTGGGACACGAGATGGTCCGGCTCCACGCCGAGACCATCGCCAAGGTCATGCAGTTCCGACCGAAGCTTGTCCGTCCCAGCGAGGAGGAGCTGTTGGCCAGGTTTGGGGGCATGGCGGCATTTGTAGAGCCAGGGGAGGTAGTGGACCCTCCCTTGTGAACCAACCAAGGGAAGAATGATCGGGTTACTTGATATGGCGTCGGCAATGGAGGTGACGGTGGGCTGGGAGATGTTCTTGCCCGCTGGCTGGATGGGGGCCTACTCGGCAATGACCCACAGCATCTCCCTCCTCCTCGGAATGGATGAGGTCGAGGAGAGGAGTGTCATGGCGCACGAGCTCGGGCACGCCCACTACCGACATGGCCACTCGGACCGCGGGGTCGAGTGGCATGCCGATAAGTGGGCGGCCCACCACCTCATCGACAAGCGGGAGTTTTTCCTGGCATCGAAGGACAGGCCCAGCCTGGAGGTCCTGGCGGATCGGCTGAACGTGACACCCCACCTGGCAAGCGTCTACATCCGGAGCTTCCGGGCGCCTGGCATGTTCCTGGACTTCCAGCCGGTGAAGCTCCAGCTCCAGGCCCCGACCTACAAACAGGTCTGCGCCCTGGCGGCCTGACCTCGCCTGGCTCCTTGCCTGGCATCAACTGAATACACGAATCCTGGGTTTAGCAGAGGGCCCGGGATTCTTTTTGTGTGCACTTAGGTAGAATGGTGTTACACTTGATCCAACAGCAGGAACACCAACCAAGGAGCACGAAATGACCAACGCAGCAGCAGCCCTCCGGAACGTCGCCAAGACCACCGACGCCCTCCTCGTCGAAGCCTGGTGGGCCGTCGCCAAGGCCGGAGACCGGGTCCGCGACTACGCCGGTATCAAGGCCAACTGCGAGAAGCGCGGTACCACGTTCCACTACGCCGACGCCCTGGCGAAGGCCGAGGAAGCCCTCGAAGCCGCCCAGGCCAAGGCCGCCCCGCTCGAAGCCATCGCCAACGCCGGAGACTGGAGCCGGTTCGTCCTGGTCCCCAACGGCCACCTGCACCGCGGCTTCGGCTGCTCCACCCTCCGCTGGACCACCCAGACCGGCCTGATGCCGGAGTTCAGCGGCGCCGACGAGGCCGAGGTCGTAGAGCTCGCCGGAGAGGTCGCCTGCACCGTCTGCTTCCCGTCCGCCCCGGTCAACCGCCCGTCGATGCTCCCGGTCCACGTCAAGGAGCGCGAGGAAGCCGCCAAGGCCAAGGCCGAGAAGGAAGCCACCAAGACCAAGGCCGACGCCGAGAAGGTCACAGTCGGTCGCCAGGTCTACAAGACCCTCCGGGCCGCCGAGAACGCCATCTCCTGGGAGATGGAGAACGTCGTCAGCCGGACCTGGATGAACGCCCAGGACGAAGCCCACCGCGCCCACCTGGACAACCTGGTCGCCGAGGACCGGGGCGCCGTCGAGGCCATCGCCGACGCCATCCAGGCCGTCTACCCCGAGTGGGACCGCCAGGGCGTCCTGGCCAAGAAGTTCGACGCCAAGGTCAAGGTCTACCGCAAGGCAGGCTTCGACATCCCGGCTGGCGCCACCTACTAGGCCAGCCAGGCGGGGCCCTCCCAGGGGCCCCGCCAGCTACGCTAGGACCCACCACCAACCCAAGGAGAACATAATGGTCATCACCGCCCTCATCATCCCCGCAGACGAGAGCCAGGCCCCCGTCCTGGCCCCGATCGAGCCGAGCCTGGCCAGGGCGCAGCGGCTCGTCGGAGGCTACCTGGAGGGGCTGCCCTCGGACACCGAGGCAGGCTGGGTCGCCTACGGCAACGAGGAGTCCAAGATTTACGGGCTCCCGGCCAACCTCCGGGCGCACGCCGTCCTGGTCGAGCTCGGCGGCCACAATCCCGCCGACGTCCTGCAGGGCCTCGTGTTCCTGGTCGGCTTCGGCGACGACGGCGAGTGGATCGACGTCCCGGACTTCTTGCCAGGCAAGGTCCAGGAAGTCCTGGGCGTCGAGGTCCAGGCTGGCCTGGCCCCGTAGCCAGGCGGAGGTGGTGACCTGGGTTTAGTGGTGTTACACTTGGAGGGTAAGCAAGACACCAACCAAGGAGTAACAATGGCCCCCATCAAGCCCCAGGTCATCACCACCACGTTCGGCGCCGACAGCCACGATGTCGAGTTCCAGGCCATCCTCAAGGCAGGTCAGGAGAAGTACCGCGCCACCATCCGCCGGAACTCCTACGAGCGCCAGTCCGTCGCTAAGGTCGAAATTCTCCTCCTGGCCGCCGGGTGGGTCGAGATGGTCAACCTCCACGCCGACGACTGGGCCAAGGACATCCACGAGCCCATCGCGGGCCCGAAGGTCACCAGGGAGACGCGGAAGGCGCAGATGCAGGAGCTCGCCATCCAGCTCACCGTAGACGCTCACCGCGCCTACACCGCTTAGCCAGGCAAGCCAGGCCGGGGCGAAAGCCCCGGCCCCAACCAAGGAGCAGCAATGGTCATCACCTACAAGCGGACCGGGACCCGGACCAGGGTCACGCGCGACGGCGCCCTGCTCGGCTGGATTGATCGGCGGCTCGGCTCGGACTCGTCCCCTCGTGGCGGCGCCTACCGGACCTTCCACCACCCGATCACCCCGACCGGCGAAAGGCTCGCCCCGTGCTGGAGCCGCAAAGAAGCCGTCGAGGACCTGGCCCGCCAGGCCGACAAGAACTAAGGAGCCCATCATGACCACTCACACCAGCGCCGCCGCCGTCTCCGCCCGCCTCCGCCGGGCCGGGTTCACCCCCATCGCCACCACCAGCCGCCGCCGGGAAGGCATCCGCGTCACCCGCGGCGCCCTCCCCGGGAACGTGTCGATCGTCGTGGACCTCGACATCGTCCGCCAGGCAACCCGCCTGGCGGACCTCCTGGAGGCCGAACTCAAGACCTGGGAGGGCTTCACCTTCTACCGCCACGCCGACGTCCACTTCAACATCAGCAAGCAGCCCATCACCAGCGGCACGAACGCCGCGGAATAGGAGCCAGCCGTGGCAGACACGGTCTACACCATCAAAGACCTGGCCGAGAGGACCGGGCTCACTCCGAACCTCCTCCGCCAGTGGAAGAACCGCGGGAAGCTCCCCGAGCCGACCTACACCCTCGGGCAGTCCCCGGCCTGGTCCGGGGAGCCCATCGAGTCCTGGCTCGCCAGCAACCCGCGCCAGGGCACCCTCAACAACCGCAGAGAAGGCAGGACGGCATGACCGAGGTCACCATCCGGGACAATACGCTCCCGTTTCACCGCGCGGACCTGGACGTAGTGTTCCGGTACAACCCCTCGGACGCCACCGTCATCTCCCTCACCAAGGAGGAGCTGCGGGAGGTCATCACCAAGGGCCAGGCGTACCTGGAGGCGCTGGATGGCTAAGCTCAAGGTCTATGCCTGGACCGGGACGAAGTTCACGCCAGGGAGCGGCCAGCGGCAGTCCCGGAACATCATCGCCGCCACCTCCATCGCCGAGCTCGTCCGCCTGGCAGGCATCCCGCGCAGCGAGTACAAATGGTCCGGCTCAACGACCGGGAACCCCGAGGAGGTCGCCCAGGCGATGTCCAAGCCAGGCACCATGTTTTGGCGCCCGCTGGACGGACGGGGAGCCTGGCAGGAGGGCTAGTCCCGGCGGAACTCCGAGTGAAGGGCTCGGTTGAGGGCATCTGCAGCCTGCTTCTCCGAACGATGGGAGAGGTGGCCGTAGGTGCCCGTCGTCGTCGTGATCGACTCATGCCCGAGCCGCCTGGACACCACGTAGATGTCCACCCCGTCATTCAGCAGCCAGGAGGCGTGTGAATGCCGGAGGGTGTGAATCTTCGGCTTGTACCGCAGGGGCTTCGGGTTCTCCTCGGACCTGGTCATCGCCTGGGCGACCGCCGGGACCCAGACCCGGGTGTGGAAGTTCGAGTAGAGCAGCGGCCCGCCCTCGGAGGCGTTCAGGATGAACTGCTCCCCAGGGTCCCGACCATCGACATGCGGGGCCAGGAGGTTCGCCAGGCCGTCGCTGATGGAGACGTCCCTGATGGAGTTCCGGTTCTTCGGCCTGGCTATCTCGAACCTGTTCCCGGGCCGCCGCTTCCACGCCTTGTCGATGGCGATGTAGGGGACCTTGGCGTCCAGGACGACGTCGTCAACATTGAGGGCCGTCACCTCGCCCCACCTGGCGCCGGTCCCGGCCAGGAGCTCAATCAGCGGCTTCCACTGGTCATCGAACTGCCGGAGGAGCAGATGGTACTGCTCGACCTCCAGGAACGTCTTGCGGTCATCGGGCCGGAACCGCTCGGGGAGCTTGACCCCGCGGCACGGGTTGTCGGCCCGGACCCCGTCCTCGACGGCGGTGGTCATCGCGGCGGAGAGGAGCCCGTGCCAGTTGGCAATGGACTTCGCCGAGGCCCCATCCTTCTCCAGGGCGTTCACCCACTCCCGGACCCGGCGCTTGGTGAGCTGCTTGACCTTGATGCTCCCCAGGGTCGGGTTGATGTGGAGCCTGGCATCCCGGGAGTAGTCATCCTTGGTCCGGTCCTCGACGCCGGTGAGACCCGCGATATGCTCGCGGACGGCCTCCAGGATCGTCGGGCCCTCACCCTTGGCCATCCTGGCGGCTTTCGTGGCCAGGGATAGGGAGTTCCCGTTCGCGTCCAGGAACGCCTTGAACCGCAGGGCCTCGCTCTCATCGTCGAAGCCCCTGGAGGTCTGGGTCCCCTGGTCCCGCCAGAGGACGTAATAACTGGTTCCGCCGTCCTTCCGGACGTGTTTTCTCATGCTTGCCATGACGCCTATTAGGCCACCCGTTTCAACACTTTTGCCGCTCATTTCAACACGGGCTTTCTGGACCCTTGGGAAATAAGGGAAGTAAGGGAGCGGCTGACGGGAATCGAACCCGTTTTAGCCGTTGCGGGGCGGCTCCTCCTTCCTTGGTTGATAGCTGAATACTAGCGGAACGAGGGCCCACCGACCGCCAACCACTAGGCGACCGATGTTGAAAGTTTCAACACCCGGAAACGACGAAAGACCCCCTCCCCTGCTGGGAGCAATCAGCAGGAGAGGGGGTCGGTCTGTCAGGGCCAGAGGCCGGTCTTACTTCCTCCGGCGTATGCCTTCGCCAGGCCCTCCTGGAGGAGGGTGCCGTTGACGGAGACGCCCGAGGCGTTGGTGAGCTGGGCCAGGACCCTCCCGAACTTGTCGGTCGGGTGGTGCCTGGCTTTCACGGAGAGGATGGAGCCGACGGGGGCCAGGAGCAGGGACCGGGCCGAGGCCGCCGCCCCGCCTGGCTTGCCGAGCTCGGGGGTGTCCAGGCCGTCCAGGCGGACCCAGACCGTTTTGGCCGTGTCCTCCCAGATGTCCAGGCGGAGCCGGACCGAGTCACCGTCGTGCCACTCCAGGACCTCACCCTGGCAGGAGTAGCCAGGGTGGGTGTCCCGGGTCGTCACAAGGCGTCCACGGACAGGAGGTAGTCGATGTCCTGGACGGAGTAGCTGCCCTGGTGGTAGAGGTCCTGGAGGCGGGCGATTTCCTCGTTCTTGGCGTCGAGCTGGCCCTGGGTGGCCGTGATCTGGTCGGCGAGGGCGTTGGCTTCGGCCTGCTTCCGGACGATGACCGTTCCGAGTTCCATTGCCATGTGGGGGTTCCTTTCGAGGATGGGTGGTGGCCAGGCGGGTTAGGCGCCGTGGCCCTTGATGGTGACGTAGCCCGCCGTGACGCCGACCCCCGCGGTGGAGACCCTGGCGCGGACGAACTTGGGCAGGACGTCGATGGCGTAGGCGACGACGGTGGAGGACGCGACCGCGGTGAGCGGCGCCGCCAGGGCGTACCAGGTGGACCCGTCCTCGCTGCCTTCGAGCTGGAGGGCCGGAGCGGTGGTGGTGATGGCTCCGACGTTGATCCCGAGGACGAACCTGGTGGCTCCCTCCACGTTGTAGGTCGGGGTGACCGAGTTCAGGGTGGCCAGGTTGATGCTCCGGTCGAAGTACTGCCGGTGGAACGCCGCGGCGGAGGAGTACTGGAGCCGGTTGACCGCGTTCGTGAACGAGGGCGAGGTTCCGCCGACGGTCCGGACATAGCGGTAGCGGGTGCCATGCGTGGACCGGATGAGCGGGCTCGTGTAGGTGCCCGTCGCGGTGATCCGCTGGAACTCGTAGATGCGGACCCAGTTGGTGCCGTTGTCCGGGGACTCCTCAATCGCCACATCCATCGTCGGGTTCGTGCCGGAGACAGCGGTGACGATGACGTTGAACTCGTGGGCGTAGGTGCCGATGGAGCCCACCGAACCAGGCGTGACCGCCGAGGAGGTCGAGGTCGAGGTCAGGGCCGCCGAGGCGATGTCGTTGACCAGGAACCCGCCCCAGCCCGCCGCGTTCCAGATGGTCGAGGACGAGCCGGTGGTCTGGGAGGCCGGGACCGTGGCGGAGCCAGTGATCGTGACCGGGGTGGCGTTGTTGGCATCGTTCGTGTTGCCCTTGCCGCCGTAGACCTCCACCGACATGCGGGTGAAGTCCATGACCCGGGCGAAGTGCAGCCGGACGTCGGTGCGCCTGATGGCTGCGCCGCCGACCCCAGTAATAAGGGAGAAGTCCGGGCCCGGGGCGTCGAGCTCCAGGGTGGTGCCCGAGGCGCGGAGGACCTTGTAGGCGCCCTCGTAGCTCGGGGCCCCAGCCAGGCCCCAGAGGTGGAAGAGCTCGCCAGGGATCGGGGAGGTCCAGGTGGTGTTGCCGATCACGGTGAGGACGCCGTTGGTCCTGGAGAGGGACTGGACGACCTGCGCCTGGACGCCAGGAGCCAGGACCGAGCCCTGGTTCAGCCAGACGGCTCCACCGAGGGAGGATGCCGTGACCGCGGTGCCGATGACGATGGTGAAGGTGTTGGCGTCGATCACGGAGGACACCGCGGTCTGGGAGGCCAGGTTCGGAAAGTTGGTCTGGTCCCAGACCCCGTAGACCTGGACGAAGTCCGTCACCGCCAGGCCATGAGCCTCCACCGTGGTCACGGTCGCCGTCGAGGTGCCGGTCTTGGCAATGGAGGCGATCCTAGCGACGGGGCGGGTGAGCCCGGTGAGGTTCCGGGCCCGGACGTGAATCTTGTAGGCCGGGTCCTCGTCCGGGATGCCCTGGGTGTACTTGTCGTAGCCGTTCATGCCGCCGCCGGAGTCGGAGGCGAAGGAGCGGAACGCTACCTCGTCCAGGGAGTAGTAGAGCTCGTGGTTGGCTGCCGAGTTCAGGGCATCGGTGTAGGGGTTGGTGTTGGACTGGGTGGCCGTGGTGGAGGCGACCGTTTCGTTCTTGGACCGGAACTTGGACCCGTTCCGCCTGGAGACGAAGGAGGCGTTGGTGGTGGTCTGGTTCTCGAACAGCAGCCCGGCGGCGTTCCTGGCGGACCGGACCGGGTCCACGATGCGGACGACGCCGCCCGTGGTGGGGTAGGAGCCTGCCGTCAGGGTGCAGGGGACGGTGAAGGTGTTGGCGTCCACGATGGTCGCCGTGACCGGGCCGACATTCAGGCGCCGCTCCACGCAGAACTCAATCTCGATCCGGTCGCCGCCCTTGAGCCCGTGGTTGGTCACGGTGAAGGTAGCGACGTTCGAGGTGATGGAGGCCGTGGCGCCGGTGATCGGGATGTCAGCCGGGGCGGCGGTGTAGTCCAGGTCCCCGGCGGAGTCGGCCCCGACCATGCCGAGGAACACCTCCTGGCCCTGGATGCGCTGGGACATCGACAGGCCGAAGCCGACCCGCATGGGGAACGAGAACGCCTGGCGCGAGGTCAGCCGGACCTCGGAGTTGTCCAGGAACGGGGAGAGGGAGACCCGGAGGTAGGAGGAGCCGAAGCTATCGCCGCCCTGGGTGAGGATGTGCCCGTTGCTCGGGTCGGTGGCCTCGTTGACCAGGTCCCAGGTGGAGGGGTTCGGGAAGGTCCCGCCAGGCGTGGCGAAGCCGTCCCGGAACTTCGAGCGGGCGTTCCCAACCACGGTCTTGTCGGAGGCGGGGTCCCCGAACATGATGTCGTAGTCGATCCGGAGCCGGTCCGTGGAGGACATCGCAGTGGTGTCGAATGCCAGGGTGATGACATTGCCTGCCACGGTGGCGCCGCGGCCCGGGTCGGCGAAGTTGAAGATGACCGTGTTGGTCGTGACGTTCGTGATGAGCGCCAGGCGACCGAGCTCCACGGCATCGAAGTCCGTCAGGGTAACGGTCCTGGCCGCCGGGTCGAACGTGTACCGCTGGATGATCTGCTTGCTCAAGTTTGCTCCTAGAGGGCGATGGCGAAGGCCAGCGCGTCCGCGGTCGAGACGTCGGTTCCGCGCGGGATGGTGAGGCTGAGGGTCTGGTTCGGGGCGGCCCCGGTCAGGGTGGCCGTCGCCTGGGTCCCGGCAGGGGTCGTGGTCACGGACCCGATGGTGAGGACGGTGGGCGGGCCGACGGTGATGGGGGTCCCGGCCCCGCCAGGGGAGACCTGGGAGACCTGGGTGAGGTCCACACTGGCTCCCTTGGGGGCGTTGATGGAGAAGCCGGTCCGCTTGACCTTGCGCCCTGCGGCGTCGGTCAGGTCGAAGCTGACGGCGTAGTTCCAGCCGGTCGAGGGGTTCGTGGCGGCGTCATCGTTCGGGAGGAGGAGGACCCCCTTGACGGGGACCCCGCCAACGATGGTGGCGAGGTCCCCGTCCTGGTCCAGGAACGCCGTGACCGGCTCCGGCAGGACCGTGACCGGCGGGGTGGAGCCCGCGATGAGCAGGGACTCCACCGTCGCGGTAAAGGTCACGGACCCGCCGAACGGGGTGAAGGTCGCACCGACCGCCGCGCCGTACCGGCCATAGATGGTGCAGAACTGGGCGATGCCGGGGACGGCGGTCATGGGTGCTCCTTCGGGGTGGGTTTAGCGGGCGAACAGGCGGAGCATTTCCGCCGGAGGGACAGCGGGCGCGGTGCCGCTGCTGGCCTGGTCAGTCGCGGGGCGGTTGATGTCGATGACGTCGGCCAGGGGAGCGTCCGGGGAGGGTTCAGGTTCGGGGTCCTCGGAAACGGTCCGCCCGTAGTCATTCGTTGCCTTGTTCAGCAGGCCAATCTTGTCCAGGCCAAAGTGTGCTGCGATCGTGACGAGGAACGCCCCGGCGGCGTCCACCAGGCCCTTGCCCAGGTCATAGGGCTGGCCCTTGTCGTGGGCGTCCAGGGCCCCGGTGAGGCCGGTCAGGACCAGGGTGAGCCCGGTCAGGAGCAGGAACTTATCGGAGGGCTTGCTGACCTTGGTGGTCACCAGGGCGACCAGGAACGGCAGGCCGACCTGCGCGACGAGCTGGGCGATGTACCAGCCGTCCAGGTGGAAGGTAATCACGGGGTCTCCTTAGAGGTTGATGCGCTGACCGGGGTAGATCAGATCGGGGTTGATGCCCGGGTTCCGGGCGATGACGTAGGCCAGGGTCTTGCCGAACTGCTTGGCGATCCCGGAGAGGGTGTCCCCGGCGGTCACCCAGCAGTAGGGGACCTGGGCGGGTGCCGCGGCGGCGGCCCGGACCGGGAGGTTGAGGACCTGGCCGACGTGGACGATGTTCGGGTTCGGGACCTGCGGGTTGGCCGCGATCATCGCCGCCAGGGTGAAGCCCCGGGCCCTGGCGATGGCGGACATGGACTCCCCGGCCTTGACCTGGACCTGGTTCGCGCCGACCTTCACGACCGGCTTGGCGGCAGGCTTCGGGGCAGGCTTCACGGCAGGCTTCGGGGCCGCCTGGACAGGCTTGGGGGCTGCAGGGGCCGGGGCAGGAGCTCCAGCCTTCCGGCAGTAGGCCGCCCAGGTGTTCCGGTCGCCGTAGAACACGTTCGCGTCGAGGCCAGCGCCGTAACCCGGGATCATCGCGTGGTCGGCGAACTGCCACATGACCGCTCCGGCCTTGCCCCAGGCCGGAGCCGGGCAGTGGGCGATCGACGCGGGCTCCCAGGCTCCGCTGACCTTGTCCCAGGCGACATAGCCCTGGGTCGGGGTGGTCACCGCGTACTCGGCGTACCAGAGGCCGTAGTTGGCGTTGATGACCGCGGACCAGTCGTAGGCGCGTGAGTTGTGGCCGTTGAGGTAGATCAGGGGCCGGACGCCGGTGGCCTTGAACACGGTATCGAGCCAGGTCTTAGCCCAGGCGGTGTCCCAGTCGTTGTCGCCTTCCCAGTCCAGGACCAGGAGGGTCTGGCCGTCCAGGAAGCCCCGGACCTGGGAGAGGAAAAACTGTGCCTCGGCGACGGCGGAGCCCTGGAAGCCCTGCTCGTGGGCGAAGTGGTAGATACCGACCGGCAGGCCCCGCTTCTTGGCCGCGGTGACGTGCTTGACGCAGGCGGGGTTCACGTAGCCGGTTCCGCCGGTGGCCTTGACGATGACGAAGTCGGCCTTGACGGCGTTGATGTCCAGGTCGGACTGCCAGCTCGAAACGTCGATGCCGTACATGCTCATGAAGTTGCTCCTTCGATATGGGTGTTGATGGTGATGGTCTGGCTGGGGGCGCTGATGCCCAGGGCGTTCTCCAGGCGGTCCACGGCATCCCGGAGGGAGAGCCCCGAGTTCGGGTGGAGCTCGTGGCGGACCTTGCCGAGCTCCACCGCCTGCTCCTCCTGGCGTTCCTTGATGTGGGCGATGTCCCGGCCCTGCTCCTCCTGCTTCTCGCGCATGAGGGACAGGGACTCGATGACGCCCGGCCTGGCCGGGACGCCCGGCCTGGCTGGCTCCCCGGCGAAGTCGTTGAACACGCCGATGACGGTCCGGAAGACGGGGGTGGCTTTCTTGATGCCGACGATGGCGCCGGTGAGGGTGGTGACCGCCCCGGCGATAGCCAGGAGGGTCGTGATCCAAGCGGGCATGGCTGCTTCCTGTTGGAGGGGCGGAGAGGGTCAGGCGATGTAGGAGACCTGGAGGGATACCTGGGCGCCGACGATCCACGAGACGGTCGCGCCGTCACCGCGGGCCTGCAGGAACCCGGTGTTGGGGTTGAAGTTGCACTGGAGGTCGGCGGAGGAGCCGCCGCCGGAGAGGAAAGCGTTGATCTGGATGCTCGGCGTACCGACCGGCGCGAACATCGAGGACGGGGCGACGGTCCCGATGGAGGTGTAGGAGACGCCGCCGCCGGGGACGGAGAGGGTCGAGTTGGTCCGGACGAGCTGGAACTGGCCGATGACGAGCTTCCGGGCTCCGAACGGGATGGCGTACCAGTAGCCCGAGGGGGTGAAGTTCGAGACCGCGGGGACGGCGCCGGTGAGGAGGTTCGCGCCGCCGATCGGGCCCGCCAGGGTCGTGATGTTGGCGTTGGTGATGGAGGTGGCGTTCGCGGCGACGGCGATGTTCGCCAGGGCCAGGGCGTTCGCCGGGACGGACGGGGCGACCGGAGAGGCCGCGGGGGTGCCGGTGGCGATGCCGAAGTCGATGTTGTCCAGGACGCCGGAGTACTGGGTGTCCTTGACCGCGATATAGGCGACGTCGATGCGCGGGTTGGTGGCGTTCGCGGTGGTGATGGTCTTGGTCACGGCGGCGTCGTTCAGTGCGAAGTAGAGGCCCTGCTTGCCGTAGGTCTTGCCGGAGAGGTCCCCGCCTTCGGTGCCCTTGACCCAGGCCCGGCCCGCGGCGATCTGGACACCCATCGACGGGGTGCCGGTCTGGGTGACGAGGAGGTCCCCGACCTCGACGACGCCGCCAGTGTTGGGGATGAGGGAGGAGAGTGCCTGGCGGAACAGGTCGGCGTTGTGGGCCTGGTTCTGCATGGCAAACGGGATAGAGGACAGGGCCATATCGGCGGACTCCTTGGTGTAACGTCTGCTCCCACCGTGCTCGGACGGAGGGACGCATGATTGGATGAGGTCATGAACTTCAAAACAGCAGCAATCAGCGGCATCGCCGCCCTTGCCATCGCCTCCACGGGCACCTTCGCCATCGGCTCCGCGTTCGCGGATACGACCCCGGACCAGGCCGCCCCGGTGTCCGTGGTGAGCGAAGCCCCGACGGCGACGGCTGACCCGATCCCGACGGCGACGGCGACCGAGACGGCGGCCCCGGCCCCGAAGGTCACCGAGTCCGCGGCCCCGGCTGCTGCTGATGTGGTGGAGGCTCCTGCGGCTCCCGCGGCGGAGGCTCCGGCTCCCGCTCCTGCGGCTGCAGAACCCGCGCCAGCGGTCGTGGAAGCCCCGGCCCCGGCTGTTGCCCCGGCAGCTCCGGTCCAGGCCGCTCCTGCGGCTCCTGCGGCCCCGGCGCCTGTGGCTCCGGTCGCGGTCCCGGCTCCTCCGGCGGCCCCGGCGGCTCCGGTCGCGCACGCACCGTCCCCGGAGGAGGCAGCGGCGATCTGGGCGACGAAGCCGACGGCTCCGGACCCGGCCCTGGTGGCGGGTGACACGAGCACCCGCGGGAACCTGCCGACTCCGCCTCCGGTCCCGGGTCAGGGATAACAGCAGTCAGTCAACCGTCCACAGGCGGGCCCCACACGGGGCCCGCCTGTTCTGTCATGGGGATGTAGTCGTCCGGCGGTGGCGGCGGAGGCGGGGTGTTCTCCTTGGGGCCCTCGACATCGAAGTCGATGGGCTCGTCCGGGTTGGTAGAGCGGCGGACGGCCTTGACCAGCCAGTCCACTTCCTGCCCTGGCGCGCCGTAGATGGTGAACGCGCCGTCGGTGATCCGGTCGGCGGAGACCGGGACGGTCGCCCTCCCGATCGGGGTGAGCTGGATGTTCCGGCCCTCGGCGTAGGTCAGCGCCTCGAAGTAGCCAGGCAGCTCCACCCTGACCTCCCCGGACTCGTCCAGGGTCACTGTGTCCCAGTACTCGACCCCATTGTGCGGGGACTCGGTGGAGGCGTGTTTGAGGGACCAGCCAGGGATGGTCGGGTGGTCCATCACGAAGTTCTTGGTCCCGGAGACCGTCAGGCCGCCGATGACCAGGACCGGGCCGTTCTGCGCCGAGGTGTAGACCCCCGCGGTCGCCGCCCAGTTCCCGAGCCAGAACGTCCCGGAGTTGTTCAGGGAGAGGTAGCAGGCCCCGGCGCCGGAGGTGTTGAACGCGCGGAGCTGGCCGTTGATGTCCTTGAGGGACAGGACCGCCTGGGAGCTGGAGTTCGTGGAGGTCCGCGGGCCGTTGAGGACGAGCTCGTTGTAGGACTGGTAGAGGACGGACCCGGCGCTCTGGACCCCGCCGCCGTCGGTGGTGCTCCAGTAGAGGACCGGGACGGTGTAGCCGTACTCGGCGCCGGAGAGCATCGACAGGGACCCGACCGCCCCGGCGGCCCGGACCCCGCCGGTGGCGGTGTCGATACTGATGACCTCGACCCCGGAGGCGTTGTAGGCGTGGAGGCCGTTGGTGTCGGTGGTGAGCCCGGCGGCCCCGTCCTGGCCGGTGGAGGCATTCAGGAGGATCGGGGAGGTCGCCAGGGACCGGAGCTGGTTTTCGATGTCCTGGATGCGCCTGGCGAGGTCGTAGCTCGGGTCCAGGATGGGGTTGACCACTGGGCCTCCTTAGATCACGGGTGGGCGGTTGAGGGTGAGTTTCATGGTGGCGATGCCGTCGTCCGGGATGGTCACGGAGTAGGCCACGATCCGCCACCACTCGTTCAGGCCGCGCGGGAAGTCATCGCCAGGCGAGGCGGTGACCAGGACGTCGTCGCCGACGATGAACGACCCGAGCGGGATGATCTTGTTGTCCACGGGGAACTCGACGGTCGGGGTGGTGATGGGCCGCCCGTACATCTGAATGGCGCCGTTGGCGATGGCCTGGAGCTGGGCTTTGGAGGAGACCCCGGAGTAGCTGAGGACCTTCTCCAGGAGGGGCGGCTGGCCCTTACCGCCGACGGGGTAGGCGGAGAGCGCCACGGCGGTCGGCTGGGAGGAGCCCGAGCCGGAGCCGACAGCGATGATCCGGTTCCCGGACCCGGCGGTGTCCTGGGGCCAGTCCCAGTCCAGGGCGGCGTCGAGGTTCACGACCCGGTCCGAGGAGTTCCGGTCCCGGCCCGCGCGAGGGGCGCAGATGACCATTGTGTGTACCGGCGTCTCCCCGTCCCAGGAGTGCTCCATGTAGTAGTCCACCCCGCCGGAGCCAGGGTCCGCCGCGGCGGTGAGGTCCCCGATGATCTGGGAGGCGAAGGTGTATTGGGTGGCGGAGTAGTTCGGGGTGATGTTCGGCGGGGTGGAGGACGCCTGCAGCCGGGTCCCGACCCAGATGTTCGCCCCGGGCCTGGTCTGGACGTCGGAGACGACCGAGGCCAGGAGAGTCGTCGGGGACACGGGGCTCCGGTAGGAGACCGCCGAGGTGACCTGGTTGAAGTAGGACGGGAGGGCCTTGCCGTTGATCTTGAGGGCTCCCTGACCCTTTTTCCGGGGCGCGGTCCAGGCGATCCCGGAGTAGAGGATGGTCTGGTGGTCGTTGGTGGTGATGAGGACCTTGAACGGGTTGCCTGCCAGGGCCAGGATGAGCCGGTGGGCTTCCTTGACCTTGGGGTCGGTGAGGGAGAGGTCGAAGTTGAACTCCCCGGCCTCGTTGAGCCGTTCGGAGAAGGTGATCCCGCCGTTCGGGGACAGGTCGGTGATGAGGGAGTTATCGTTCAGGTCCCACGCCTGGACCAGGTAGAGCGACACTGGACCTCCCTAGATCGTCGAGTAGGTCGGGAGGGCGAAGCCGTTGAGCTGGCCCGCGACCGCGGTGGTGTCGTCGGAGATGAACCCGATGGTCGAGTCGCCTGGCGGCAGGGTGAAGAACGAGGAGCCAGGGGCGACGTCGATGTTCCGGTTGGCCCCGTTCAGGGTCACGGTCTTGGCCTGCATATCCACCAGCAGGATGTCCCCGGAGGCCAGGGTGGTGTTCAGGCGCAGGAACTCGCCGGTCGAGGACAGGGTGATCTTCGGACGGCTGACCGGCCCGTTGATGGCGAACAGCGGGAAGGCGTCGTAGTCCCCGGCGTTGGTCAGGACCATCGACCCGCCGGTGGAGGAGCCGAAGGTGAACGGCGGGGTCTCCGGGAAGCGGAGCCCGGAGATGGGGTCCCCGAGCCCGCAGGAGCCGGAGGCGACCGCGGCGTCGTAGAGGACCCCGTCGGGGACCTTCCACTCGCAGGTGATGGTCGCCTTGCCGTACTGGTAGTCATCGTCCACGGGGACCTTGAACCTGGCGGGCCGCCCCAGGAGGAACAGGGGCGAGTCCCGGCCCGGGAGCTGGACCTGGACCGCCGACGTCGGGAGGGACCCCGCGGTGGCCAGGTTGGCGAGGTACTGGCCGCCGATGATGGCCCTGGAGGAGGGGTCCTTGACGTTCTGCCAGTTCCGGGAGACCGTCCGGATGGCGGTCTCGAGTCCTTCCGGCGGGGCCAACAGTGAGAACTCGAAAGTCACTGTCCGCCCCGCCAGGAACGTCATGCCGGAGAGCTCGCCGTCCTGCTGGCCGCGCGAGGCGTCACCCCCGCGCTGGTCAGGGAGGGAGCGGAGCCCGTCGATCGACTTGAGGCCGACGCTGGTGCCTGCCCCGACGATGGTTCCGTCGGGGAGCTGTACCTGGTAGTCCTGCAGCGTCACGAAGGGTTCCGCTCCTTTCCTGGGTTACGACTTTCCGCGCAGTTCCCAGCCAATCGACCCGGCGATGTCCGCGCCGCTGGCGTTGGTGGCCACGTTGACCGTCACATTGGTGTTGTTGGTGACCGAGGACGATGCCCCGGTCGGGGTGGCGAATGCCGGGGTGGCAGCCGCCGCGGGTGTGCCCGTCGCCGGGTGGAGGGCGAGGTACTTGGCCTGGTTCGCCGCTGCTACCTGCTTCGCCCTGGCGGCAGCGATAGCCGCCGCTGCCTTCTGCCTGGCTGCCTCCGCCTTCTGGGCGGCGATCAGCTTGTCCTGGGCGGCCTTGGCAGCCTGGGACATGACCCCCTTGGGCAGGGTCGGCTTCTTGATCGCCGGAGGCTTCTTGACCGCGGGCTTCTTCACGGCAGGCTTCCGGACCGGCGGCTTCTTGACGACGGGCTTCTTGACCTTCGGCGGCTTGATGAGCCCCAGACCGATCTTCACCTGGGTACTAAGCCTGGTGGAGAGGGTCTTGGCGGCCCGGTCCACCGCGGACAGGTTCTTGGTCAGCCCCGAGACCAGGGCTTTCTGGGAGTCGATGCCCGCCTTGTACATGCCGTCCGCGACCTGGGTGCCGACGTTCTTGGACGCCGTCTGGATCGACCCGTATGCCTTGTTGAGCTGGGCGATCTGACCCTTGCCGCCAGCGATCAGGGAGTCCGCGACGGTGATGCCGTCCTCGGACCCCAGGGCCGCGACCTCCCCAATCAGGGCCGCGTTCACTCCGAGCTTCCGGAGCTGGGCGATCTTGCCGGAGAACTGCTGGATGCGGGCCGCGATCGACTTGGCCCCGGACACCATCTCGGTCGCCGTCCAGCCGACCATGTTGGAGAGCTTGAACTCCCCGGACATCTTCCCGGTCGTCTCCGAGTACTGCTTATCCCGGACCTTGATGGCGTCGGTCAGCTTCGCCTGGGCGGTCTTGAGCTTGGATGCCAGGCTGGCTTTCTGGTCAGCCAGGCGCCCGATTTCCTTGAGCTGCGCCCGCACCTGGGCCGCGGCCCGGTCGAGGGCCTTGGCCTGGGCGACCTCCGCCTGGCGCTGGGCTTCCCGCTTGAGGGCCGCCTGGATGCGTGCCCGCTCCTTGGCGTCCATCGCGGCGAGCCGGTGGGCTTCCTTCCGCTCGGCCTCGGCCTTGGCTGCCCGCTGACCCGCGGTCTTGGTCGGCATGTAGACCGATGCCCTGTACTTGGTGGTGTACGCGGCAGGGGCCTTCTTGACCGGGGCCAGGGCCGCGGCTTTCTTCCAGTGAGCCGTGGCCGCGTCGGTGAGCTTCTGGGCGACCGACTTGACGGCCTTGACCGCCGCCGGACCGCCCTTGGAGATACCGATGGCAAGACCCTCGGTGACCCAGCCACCGATCTTCATGAACTCGCGCGACGGGGACTTGATGCCAAGGAAGCCCTTGATGCCGTTGAGCATCGCGCCGCCGATTTCCTTCACCTTGGCGACGGCGGCGTCGATCATAGACCCGGCACCGTCGATGAGGCCCTGGACGATGTCCTTACCGACGGTGAGCATCCGCCCGGCCAGGCCGGAGATGGCGTCCACTGCCTTGCCTGGCAGGTCCCGGAAGAACTTGACGAAGCCGTCGATGAAGCCCGAGACCCCGGTGGTCACGTTCCGCCAGGTATCGGAGAAGAACTGGCCGATATTCCGCAGGGTGTTCCCTACGAAGGTGGAGACCATACCGATCCCGGAGAGGACGATCTGGCCGACGATCTGGAGGGCTCCCCGGACCACGGTGACAATCGTGTTCCAGATACCGGAAAAAATGTTCCCGATTCCCTGCCAGACCTTGGACCAGTTCCCGGTGATGATGCCCGTGACTACCTGGATGATTCCCTGGACAATCTGCATCGCCGAGCGGATGACCGAGGCGACCACCGAGAACACTGTGACCACCACCGGCATCAGTGCCTGGATGACCGGGACCAGGACCCCGGCGACCGTGGAGACCACGGGGCCGATGCAGGCGAGGATGTCCCCGAAGCAGGACACCACCACCGGCAGGATGGCCGTGATGAGATTGGTCAGGATCGGGGCGAGCTGGCCAATCAGGGACGTCGCCAGGCCGATGACCGTGGTGATAATCGGCATGATGACCGGCAGCAGGGACGACAGGGTCGAGGAGAGCTGTCCGACGAGCTGGACCACTACCGGCAGGACCGCCGCCAGGACCGAGCCGAGGCTCGTGGTGATGACGTTCGAGAGCGAGGTCAGGGCTGGCATCGCCACGGCGAGCATCTGCGACAGGGACCCGCCCACGGTGGTCGCGAGCTGGAGGAACAGGTCCACGATCTGCGGCAGGAGCGGCTGCAGGGCGGTAAAGATCATCGACAGCGGGGAGAACGCCTGCCAAAGCTGGACCACCTGGGGCGCGAGCTGGGCGAATACCGGACCGATGCCCTTGAACAGGGCCCCGACCCCGTCCGCGAGCTTCCTGGCCGCCCCTCCGGCGGTCTCCATGTAGCCAGCGAAGCCGGAGGATGTGACCTCCCCGTCGCCTGCCTTGAACGCTGCGAAGAACGCCCGGACGGCGCCGGTCCCTTCCCGCAGGCCGTATCCGACCCGCTCCATCAGCCCGGCGAACCCGGACGAGGTGATGTCCCCGTCCCCGGCCTTGTAGGCAGCGAACAGGGCCCGGATGCCGCCGGTCACGGTCCGCGCGGCGTTGCCGATGCGTTCCATGACCCCGGCGAAGCCCGAGGAGGTGACGTCGCCGTTGCCAGCCTTGTAGGCGGCGAACATGGCGTTGATGCCGCCGCGGACGGTGTCAAGAATCTGCCAGACCCGGTCCCCGAAGGCGGCCATTTTCGACTCGGCCCCGCCGACCTCGGTGATGCCGTGCTGGAACCCGAGGGCGAACGCCGACATCCCGGCCTTGGCCCGGAGAGCCATCGCGTGGACCTTGAACAGCGCCCGGGCGGCGGGTGAATCCTCCTCGATGTTGAATGCCTCGTGCAGGGCCTTGGTGAAGTCGCCCTTGCCGAGGATGGCGACCAGGCCGGTGACGGCCTTCCCGACCCACTCGAATGCCTTACCAAGCCCGGTGTTGAGGAGGTTGATGGCCCCGGTGATTTTGGGCTTGAGGTAGTCCAGGGCGGACATCAGCCCGCCGACCAGGGTGGCTTTCAGGGAGCCGAGGGCGCCCTCGAAGGTCTTTGTCGACTTTGCTGCCTCGACGGCGACCGGCTTGGTGCCGAGCTTCATCAGGGCCGCGTTGAACTCGTCGGCGGTGATTTCGCCCTTCTCCATTGCCTTACGGAAGTTGCCCGTATAGGCTCCGGCGTCCTCCATTGCCTTCATCAGGGGACCAGCAGCGCCAGGGATGGCATCGGTGAGCTGGTTCCAGTTCTCGGTCATCAGCTTGCCGGTGCCCGCGGTCTGGGACATGACCATCGACACGGACTTGAAGGTCTCGGCGGACCCGCCTGCCACGGCGTTCAGGTTGCCCGCGGCCTTGGCGAGCCCGGTGTAGTCCTTGATGCCGTTGGAGGCGAGGGAGGCCATCATGCCCTGGATGGTGGGCAGGTCGTAGACGGTCGAGTCGGCGTAAGCCTTGGCCGCCTTGGCTGCCTTGTCGATGGCCGTGGTGTTCAGTCCGGCGAACTGCATGGTCGCCTTGAACTTGTCCGTCGCGTCCGAGGCCCGTGCGGCTTCGGCGATGAACCCGCCGAAGTTCTGGGCTGCCAGGAACGCGGTCAGGGCCCCGATGCTGCCCTTGAAGCCGTTGGAGAACGCCGACCCGGCCCGCTTCCCGGCGGACTCGGCGGACGCCTTGGCGGCGGTCCCGGCCTCCTCGACTGCCTGGCGGACGGGGCCGGTGAGCTTGGACCCGAGCCCCTGCCAGGCGCGGGCGAAGCGGGAGCTGCCCTGCTCTGCGGCCTCGGCGACCCTGGCCTGGGCGGAGGCGACGGAGAGGACCGCGGCCTGCTGCTTGGCGGCGGCGTCCTGGGCTGCCTGGGCGGCCCGGCGGACGGCTTCCTCCTGCTTGCCGGTGGCGGCCTGGACCGCGGCGGCGCCCTTCTCCTGGGCGGTGACGATGGAGCTGGCGGCCCGCTGCTGGGCCTGGGCTGTCGCGGCTGCTGCCTTCTCCGCCGCGGCCTTGGCGGCGTTCTCGGCGGCCTGCTGCCTGGCCATCGCGTTCGCCACGGCCACAGCTGCCTTCTCGGCGGCTGCCCCGGTCGCCGCGGCGGCCCGTTCCTGGGCCCTGGCGGTCGCTGCGGCGGCCTTCTCGGCTGCTGCGGCGCTCCTGGCCGTCACGGCGTCCTGGCGGGCCCTGGCCTGGGTCACGGAGGCTGTCGCGCGCTCCTGGGCGTTCCGGGTGGCCTCGGCGGCTTTCACCTGGGCCTGGGCGACCTTCGCCGCGGCGGCTTCGGCTGCCTTGGCGGCGTTCTGGGCGACCTCGGTCTGCTTGTGCGCGGCTGCCTGGGCCCCGGCGGCTGCCTTCCGGGCCGCGTCGATCTGCTTGTCGGCGTTGAGCCTGGCGCTGGCCGCGGTGGAGTCCATCGCCGACTTGACCTTGGTGGTCTCGGAGACGAACTGGTGGGCGTCGGCCATGATCTTCATGACCACGGGAGGGAGGAAGCCGGACACGGGACTCCTTTAGGGGACGAGCCTGGCCGCGTTCTTGGCGGCGATGGCGGACATGAGTGGGAGGGTTTCCTTCACGGCGGGACCGAAGAACGGGTAGGAGCCCTTGCCGTGGTAGCCGAGCTCGACCCGGCGCCCGTAGATGGCGGTCGGGCCGACGGTGGCCTCGAAGCTGGACGGGCCGGTCCGGGCGATCCCGGAGGAGCGGATTGACCGGCGGAGGGTGCCGGTGACGATGTTGGGGAAGTTGGATGCGTTGGGGACCCTGGGCTCGTTCCGCCGGTGGGCTCCCTCGTGGTTGAGCATGGCCTTCCGGATGAGCAGGGCGGAGGCTTCGGAGACGTTCGCGTGGGCCACCTGGGCGGCGATCGGCTGGAGGCCGATGATGCCCTGGGAGGCCGCGTCGAGCCCATCGAAGGCCCCGAACTGGGCGATGGTCACGACGCGGCTCCTCACATAATCAGCGGGACACTGGAGGCGATCTGGGCCTCGGTCCTGGCGAGTTCGGTCTTGCGGTCCGCGTCCTTGAACACCTCGTGGATGCGGAGGACCCGCTCAATCACGGGCAGGGGAGTGTCCAGGTACTCCTGGTAGGTGCAGTGAGTGACCGTCATGAACTGGTACTCCTGCACCCACTCGGAGAAGTAGGGCTCTAGCCGAGCTGAGGAACTGCCGTCGATGATGTCGCGGAGTCGCTTGAGCTGCCAAAAGGGCTAGCGGGCTCCTCCAGGGTGACCTCGTTCGGCTCGAAACTCTCGGCCTTGGCCGCCTCCTCGCGCTGGTTGATGGCCTCGGAGAGGGCGTCGTAGACCGGGCCCGGGATGTCCTGGACCTCGTCGATGGTCTGGGGGCGGGCGATGTCCAGGGTCCAGGACTGGAGGTGGGCGTAGATCGTGGCGTCCTGAATCTTGAAGAACAGGGTGGCCTCGCGCTCGGTCAGCTCGACCTCGGGCAGGTCGTCCAGGGTAGCGTCCTTGCTTTCCTTCACGGTCCCGTCGGGGAGCTTCATCGACCCGGCGGCTTCCATCTTTTTCATCAGAGGGCCGGACTGGAGGGCGATGACCTGGACGGCACGCTGGCGGCGCGGGGTCAGTTCCTCCGGCTCCAGCAGTTCGGCGGTGCCGCCAGGAATTTCTACGGTGTAAGACATGTCAGTTTGCTCCTGAGTGTGGGTGGGTAAAACGGAGGAGAGGGCCGCGGGATGCGGCCCTCTCCGGGTTAGGCGGGGCCCGATTAGATCGGGGTGACCGTCTGGTTGATGAAGATGACCTGGGCCGGGGACATCTTGGCGTCCAGGGCGTCCGTGGCGTTCATGAGCGCCTTGAAGTTGGACGAAATGGTCATCCACGACGTGTTGGAGCCCGCGGGCTCGGCGGAGTCGTAGGCGACCTTGGACATCTGAATGGTCAGCGGCCTGGTCGGGTCGCCTGCCATCGTCAGCGCCACCGAGAGGGAGGGCTGGGTGTTGGCCAGGAGGTTGACCAGGTCGTTGTCCACGGAGCCCTGGTAGATGGCCTCCAGGGAGCCGGAGACCGAGAGCGGGCCGTTGTAGATCGACAGCGGAGCCGCGGTGCCGGTCAGCGAGGCGACCGGGGCGGTCTCGCGCTTGAAGTCGATGCTGACCGAGGTGTACTTGTTCAGCGCCGTGTTGCCGCCGACGGTGCAGGACATCGTCGTGGGCGGGTACGGGGCCAGGGTGGTCGGGGTGTTCGTCGGGTTGGTGATGAACGCCTCGGGGAGGCCGACCCAGGTGGCCTCGATCGACGGCGCCTCGTTGGCCTTGCCGTTGAACTTGAGGTCCTGCAGGGAGCAGCCCGGAATCTGGACCGTCTTATCGCCCTGGGCGAGGAACAGCGTGAACGACGGGGTCTGGCCCGGGGAGGTGTTCAGCAGCGAGGTCTTGTGGGTCACGGTCGGGGCGGTGCCGGTGACGGCGTCCGTGGTCCCGAGCATGGCCTGGAAGTGCTGGTAGACCGAGTCCTGGTAGATGAAGGTCTTGTACGAAATTTCGTTGTACTTCATGCCCTGGACCTGCTGGAAGTCCGAGCCCATCAGGCCGCGGAGGTTCTGGTCCGTGAGGGTCGTGACCTTCGGGGAGTACTTCGGGGAGTCAACGGGGATCCAGACCGTCGGCGCCGCGATGGCCGTGCCAGAGGTGACTTCCTTGGCGATGCCGAGCCACTGGAGGGACCCGGGGGTTGCTACTGCGTTGGGCATTACTTAGACGCTCCTTCGGAGTCGGTGGGGGCGGGTTCCCGGCGCGTGCGGGCGGGCTTCTCCTCCTCCAGCTCGGGGTGCGCGTAGGGCTCCTCGGTCTGGACGGAATCGCCGGGCTCAATGACGACGGTCTGGCCCTCGACCAGTTCCGACGGGTCCCCGCTGGCGGGGAAGTGCTGGGCGTTGCCGCCCTGGGACAGGCCGAGGAGCACCCGGGGGTGGTCGCCGGTGTAGAGGTACTTGGGCAAGTGGTCTCCTTAGAAGTTGCTGGCGTATGAGGTGGAGTCGTCCTGGGGCGGCTCGGGCGGGGCGGGGGCGGGCTCCTGGGGCTGCCTGGCAGGCGCGGGCCGCTTCGGCTTCGGCAGGGACCGGGAGGAGGTCCCGTAGCGCCTGGCGAACCCGGCTTTAGGCATCGGTCCCGACCATCTCGGTCACCTTGAACTGCAGGGCGTTCCAGGAGAGGACCTTGCCGTGATGGAGCTTCGGGAGGTCCCGCTGGACCTCCAGGTCGGGTCCTCCCATGTGCCCGCCCTCCCCGGCCTGCCAGATGACACCGCCAGGGCCGGTCCCGAGGGTCGGGTCCGCGCGGACCCTGGCCTTGAGGGCGTCCAGGAGCTCGTCCAGGCCGTCCACCCAGGAGTCCTTGTCGTCCGGCTGGTCCGGGATGTCGTACTGGTAGAGCACGACGATGGAGACCATGTACTCCAGGGCCTTCCCGATCCCGAACGGGTTGGCCCCTGCCAGGGCGTACCTGGTCTCGGCTTCCCGGTCGATGTGGACGTAGGCGACCGTGCCTGGCAGCCCGTCCGGCTGGGTCCAGGCTTCGGAGGTCACGATCCACGGCTCGTCCCGGAACATCTTGGAGATGCCCTGGGTGGGGCGCAGGTAGTCGGCGATGGCCTGGCGGACGCTCTTGGCGCTCAAATGGTCCTCCGGTAGGGGTTCAGGAGGTCCACGGCCATGCCGTACTCGCCTTCCGCGCCGTCCTGGAAGGGGACCGCCTGGGCGGGCCCGGAGGCGATGGAGCCCATGACGACGGCGGAGGAACCGCGGGTCTTGATGATGGCGCAGGCCAGGAGGATCACGGCGAGCTTGATGTTCTGCGGCATCGCGGAGGCGACGTCGCCCACCACATAGCCGCCGCCGGAGCCTCCGGCGACCGGGGAGGCCAGGGGCACCGTGACCGGGTCCAGGCTGGTCGAGGGGACGAAGCCAGGCGCGACGGTCACGGACTCGTTTCTCGAGTCCCCGGTCAGGGCCAGGGTCATGCCAGGCACGACGCCCAGGGCGTTGTTCAGGGTGATGCTGGTGGAGCCCGGAGGGGCTGCCTGGGTGAGCTGGGCGTTGGCCCACCCGTTGATGTAGGTGACCCGGGCGTAGACCCGGGTGGGTCCCCACTGGCCGTAGCCGACGGGGATGGTGAGGATGCGCCCGTCCAGGCTGCAACCATCGGTCCCGATGGAGACCAGGGAGCCAGGGGCCAGGCCGAGCTCGACGTCGGCGACGGCTACGATGGGCGAGTTGTCCAGCGGGACCTTGATGACTCCGCCAGGGCCGGGGGTGTAGTCCCCTGCCTGGCTGTCCACGGTCGCGCCGAGGAGTTTTTCGACGATGTCGTCCGCGTAGGAGGAGGCCCGCAGGAGCACATCCCGGAGCGCCTGCTCGTTCACCGCTGCCGACTGGCCGGGGACGAGGTTCTTGGTGTCCACCCCGGTCGGGTGGCGCCGGAACTCGCCAGGGGTGACGTAGGGGACGCGGGTGGCGTAGGTGCTGGCGACTGGGGAGATGAGCACTGCGGGCCTCCTGGCTACTTGGTGTCGTCGGCGGCGGCGGCCTTCGCTGCCTTGGTGGCTGCTGCCTTGGCGGCCTTGGCTTCGGCTGCTGCGGCGGCTTCGGCCTCAGCCTGGGCGGCTGCTGCCTCCTCGGCTGCCTTGGCTTCGGCTTCGGCGATGGCGGCCTTGCCTGCGGTGGTGGCCTCGGGGCCTACCTCGGTCCAGCCGCCCATCTTGAGGAGGGCGTGGCCGGTGGCGTTCGGGACCTCGAACACACCATCGGCGTCGGGCTCGACGGAGCCGTCCGGGGTGCCGACGGCGGAGGCATCGCCGGAGTCGTGAGTGAGGAACACGGGGGTCCTTTCGGTTGGAACGCCGCCCTGCCGCGGAAGTGGTCAGCGGCAGGGCGGCGGGCATAAAAAAAGTCGGGACCCTCACGGGTACCGACTGGCGGGATCAGCCTGGACTAGCCAGCCTGGATGTTGCTGATGACACCGCAAGCCACCGGCGCGCGGTTGACGAACGTCTCGATGGAGGAGACGTCCCAGGTTTCCTTCGGGCCGCCACCGGCGCCGACCGAGTGGGCCACGCCGTAGTCCCACTGGGAGACATCGCGGAGGGTCCGGGACTCGAAGGTGTTGGTGATGCCCGAGTTCGGGTAGTTGATGTGCTCGGTGATGGCCACGATGGAGCCGACCGGAGCGTAGGGGTCCACCACGATTTCCACCTTGGCTCCACCGGCGGCGGAGTTGATGTAGCTCGCGACGGAGGTGCCGCCGGTGATGCCCGCGCGGTCGCCCTTCGGCTCCAGGTAGGTCGAGGCAGCGCCAGCCGCGGTGATGCGGGAGGCGATGTCCTTGGCCTGCTGGCCGTTCATGACCAGGGCGGACGGGGAGAGCTGGGCCGTGTTGAACAGGCTCAGCAGGAGGTTGTCGATTTCCGCGACACCCTGGCCGGAGGTGGTCAGCTTGGCGCCGTCGAGCGACTGGAAGGTCGCGCCGGAGGTGGTGCCGGAGCCCGGGGTGACCAGGCCGTTTGCGCCGTAGTCGCCGGAGAGGGTGGCGAACAGGCCGTTGAACGAGTTCGCGGAGTCGAACGAGGCGTCCACGGTCGGGATGGCCGTCGGTGCGGTGGAGGACAGACCCGGGATCGTGGTCGGAGCAGCCTGGTTGGTGCCAGGGACCGAGGTGATCGTGAGGGTGTTGGTCGTGGTCGTGGTCAGGTAACGCTTGGCGGCGTCACCCGTTGCCGAGGAGACGAACCAGTCGTAAGCGACCGCGCCCTTCACGGCAGCGACGGAGGCGGTGACGGAGGCGTTCGGGCCGGTCACACCAACGGAGGCTTCGGCGGAGGCCACGCCGGAGCCGCCCCAGTAGTAGTTGTACGGGGAGCGGGCGGCGGCCTTGACGTAGACCGTGCCGGTGGCGATGGAGCCGCCGGAGGTGGAGGCTGCCAGGGTGACAGCGCCGATGGTCGGGAGGGCGAAGTTCTGGCCACCGAAGTAAGCCTTGTTCGCGCCGATCCGCCACTGGGCCAGGGTGCCCGCGACGGCGATGGCCTTGGCGTCCGCGTAGCCCTTGGAGAGGTCGCGGGCGTCCAGGGTGTACTCACCGGCCATACGGACCGGCTGGTACTTGGCGAACACGTCGAGCTCGTTGAACTTGACCTTGCCGCCGCCGCCTTCGAGCCCGGCAAACGGGTTCGGCTGGGCGTTGTTGATGTTGGTCAGTGCCTTCCACTGGGCGTTGAGCGCGCCCTGGCCGCTGACGCGGGAGATGCGGTCAAACCAGGGGGTGTTGACCGGGATGAGGGAGATAAGACCGGAGAGGTCGTATCCGATGACGTTGGTGCCGACTGTTACACCGGTCGTCTGGGCCTTCTTGATGGCGTCCAGGGTCTCGGCGGACAGGGCTTCGAGCGTTGCGGTCAAAGCAGTTTTTCCTTTCGGGAAATAGGGGTTGTTACTGGCCGGTCCAGGTGTTCAGGAGGCCAGCGGCGAGTGCTTCCATGCCCGACGGCGGCTGCGGGGCTGCGGACTTCTGGAGTCCCACTGCAGCACCGCCTACGTCCTGTCCGCGGAGGGAGGCGAGCCCGGCGTTGCCGGGGGTCTGACCGGCCAGGTAGGGGCCGGAATCTACGGGGGTGGCCTCGACCTTTTCGAGGCGCTTGGTGAGCTCCTGGTTCGCTTCCAGGAGCGGGGCGGTGGCCTTGGTGACGGCCTCCAGGATTGCCTCCTCCAGGGACTTCTGGAACCCGGCGGGGGCCTTCTTCTTCTCGTCCTCGGCAGGAGCCGGGGCCGGGGCAGCCGGGGCAGCCGGAGCAGGCGCGGGGGCCGGGGCTTTCGCCGGAGCCGGAGGAGCTGCAGGGGCTTCCTCCTTCGCCGGAGGAGCAGGCGGGGCAGCGGACTTCTGCTCCTCCTCGGGAGCAGCCGGAGGAGCTGCCGGAGCCTCGGCGGGAGCCGGAGGAGCCGGAGCTTCGGCGGGGGCCTCGTCAGCCGGTGCCTGGGCGTCCTCGACGAGCTCGTCCTCGACCGGGGCCGCGGCCTCGTCCATCGCCTCGGCGGTCCCAGCCGGAGCGGCGCCGACCTCGGCATCAGCCGGGGACTCCGGAGCCTGGTCGCCGGTCTCGACGACCTGCTGATACGCGGCGACGACCTCGCCCAGGAGCTCCAGGAGCCCGGTGGGCAGCGCGACCTGGCCAGCCTTGCGGACTTCCTTCTCCTTGTGGAGGTCAAAGACCAGGGACTTGAGGACGACGGCGGTGTCCAGGACGCCAGGCTTGGCGGGTTCCTCGGACTTCTCCACGGGCGCCTCGGGAGCCTCCGGGGCCGCCTCCTGGGCGGGTTCTGCGGCCTTCTCGACCGTTTCCTCCGCCTCGGGGGTCTCGCCCGTCGCCGGGGCGTCTGCGGCCTTCTCCACAGCCTCCCCTTCCGGGGTTTCGGCGGGCTCGACCGCGGGGCCTCCCTCGGCGGACTTGAACAGCAGGAACGGGATGCCGGTGGCGGGGCCGTTCACGGCGTCCACCCGGTCAATCTCGGGGTTCACGAGCTCTACGCTCATTCAGGTTTCTCCTCGGTAGCGGGGCGGCGGCTGGCCAGCCCTTGGATGGACCAGCCGTTGAACTGGCCGGACTTGATGAGAGCCCAGGTGGGCTCGTCGAACACGGCGCCGACCAGCCAGTCCCCGGACTTGACGATCTGCTCGGAGCCGTCCGCGGCGGTCTGCTTCCAGTCCGGGCCGCGGTAGATGTAGGACTCGACGACGGTGGCGTGGCCGACCGTCCCGTCCGCGTGATGCAGACCGATCTGCCCGTGCTGGAGGTAGCCCCAGGCTGCTTTCTGGACCGTCTCCTGGGTCATGTACTCGCCGTGGCCGTCTACCCGATCGGCGGGGTAGGCGATGCCCAGGACATAGCGTTCCTCGGTCACGGGACGCAGAGGAGCTTGGCCGTGACCTGGACGCCGGTGCCGCCTGCCAGGGTGGCGGCAGCCCGGAAGTACCTGGCGACGACGTTGTCCGAGGACACGGAGAACACGCCCGCGGTCGGGTCCGTCAGCGGGGCCCCGATGTTGAACCAGGAGGTGTTGTCCAGGGAGCCCTGGAGCTGGACCGAGAACGTGGTGGCCGGGGCCGTGTTCGCCGAGAGGACCTGCATGGTGATGGCATCGCGCCCGTTGACCGTGTCCAGGACCGTGCCGTTCGCGGTCGCGGCGACCGCGTTGAGGGACGTGACGCCAGGCGTGATGTAGGCCGCCGCGGAGCCGGAGCCGGTGGCGATGGAGGTGGGGTCCACCTGGACCGTGGGGGCCCCGGTGGAGATGAGCCGGACCTGGTTGACCTGGCCGCCGATGGTCGGGGACGGGACCGTCACGAACGCGCCCGGGAGGGCGGGCAGGAAGTAGGTCCCGTTGGCTCCGACGACCGGGGCGGAGCCGTCCACGGTGAAGAACACCTCAGCGGCCCCGTCACGGTTGCGGACCGTGAGGTCATCCTGGGCGGGGTTGATGGTGATGCTGGCCGCCGTATTGGCGACCAGCGTGAGGTACTGCGTCAGTGCGGCGGGTACTGCCACGGGGGTCTCCTACTCAAAGGGGTTGCGGATGCTGGTCTCGACCGGGGCCATAGCGCACCGGCAGCGGGGATGGACCGGCGGCATCTTGGTCGTGTCGCCGATGAAGTGCGGGTTGGCGGCCTCAATCTCGACGCACTTGGGGCAGGCGCCGGAGGAGATGACCAGGTCCCACTGGGTGATGCCGCCCTGGCGGTAGCTGGCCTCGGCCCCAAGGGTCGCCATGCGGGCCATCTCCGTGTGGGCGATCATCTCGGCCCGCTTGGGGTCCCGCAGGAACTCGTTGAGGCGCCTGGCGAGCTTGTCCACGGCCACGCCCTCCTCCAGGCCCTCAGTGATGAGGTCCTGGAGCTTGTTCAGGGTCGTCCGGGTCACCCTGGCGATGTCGATGTTCGCCTGGACCAATGCCTGGGTCCAGGACAGCGACGTCGGCATGGGACCGGCTGCCATCGTCCCCGGGGACCAGCCGAGGAGGGCATCGGGGTCAATCCCGAGCTGCACCCTGGCGGCTGCCGCCCCGGAGTGGTAGGCGTCCACCCAGAGGTCGTTCAGGACCTTGTCGAGCTTGGCGGCCCGGGAGTGGTCCGAGAGCGCCTGGGAGAGCGTCCTGGACGCGACCTGCGGCGACTGTTCCCGGAGGATGGACCGGACCTGCTCCCTGGTCAGCGTCCGCCCGAGGGCGGCGGCGATCCGGGGAGCGTAGTGGTCCGTGAGTTCCAGGTCGATGTCGTGATACGGGGTGGTCAGCGGCGGGCTATCCCTCCAGGACGGAGGGGTAGGCGCTTTTGGGTTACCACCGCCGATCGTGGCCGACATCGCGGCGTCGAAGATGCGGTTAGCGGCTTCCTCGTCCCCGGCGGACTTGAGGACAGTGTAGAGCCCGTCCACGAGCTCCTGGGACAGATGCTCGGCTCCCTGGAACCGCCTGGGCTCCTGGCCACGCTTGAGCCGGGACCGGGTGTTCGAGCGCCACTGGGACAGCTCCCGGCGCATGGCCTTCGCCAGGGTCTCAGCAGGCAGGTTCGCGGCGAGCTCCTGGCGCAGGGCCGGGAAGCCCTCCAGGTGGTCCGGGTCGAACCATGCCAGGGTCTCCCCGTCCTCGCCCTTGCCCGTGTTGATGGGGACCGAGGACTCGGAGGCGATCCGGTAGACCAGGCCGACGTACTTGCCGTTCGACCACTCCCCGATGAGGGAGGCGTCGGCGGGCCAGTCCAGGCCGGTCTCCTCCTCCCACTCCCGCTGCGCGGCGTCCTCGGGGTCCTCGCCTGGCTCCAGGTGGCCGCCCGGGAACTCCCAGGTCCCCGCGGCGGGGTCCTCGGGGTCCAGGCAGCGCTGGATCATCAGGACCCGCCCGGTGTCCTTGGCCTTGAGAGCGGCCCCGGCGACCTCGACCGAGCCCGCGAGGGACTTGGCCATGAGCCGTTCGTAGAGGACCTGGTGGATGTCGGGGTGGATATGTTTGGGCCCTGACGGAGCGAGGTCGGAAGCGTCCGAGTCAATCATGGAGTCGGTGACCGGCTGAGCTGCTGCGTCTGCGCCCGGTGTGACTCCCTCCTGCATGGTGTTCGCTTCTCCCTCACCTCCGCCAGGGAGTGCTGGGGCCGCCTCGGGGGCGGCTTCGGGGTCCGGTCCCAGGGTCTCCGGGTCCGTCGGACCGCCGAGGCCCTGGAGCTGGGCCAGGGTGGTGAGTGAATCAGGCTTGACGGCGATGAACCGCTGGGCGGGGTTCTCCGGGTCGGTGGGCAGGCCGTAGCGGACTTCCCGGACCTCGTCGACGGAGACCACGCCGTTGCGGATGTGAATTTCGTCCGCCTTGGCGATGGACTCCTGATCTTCGGAGTCCTTCCGGGTGTCGAACTGGAACACCACGGGCAGGCCGAGGTCGTCCTGGAGGTAGGAGGTCAGGATGCCCTCGATGTGGCGGACCAGCGGGAGGGTGCCGGTCCGGAACTGGACATCAGCCTGGGAGTCGCCGGAGGACTTGTTCACGTCGTCGGTGAAGCCGATGTCAGCCGGGGTCACCTTGAAAGCGGCGCAGACCTTTTTGAGCAGGAACATCGGGAAGTTGACGTCGAACGTGGCGTCCTTGGTCTCCTTGACCTCGGTCCCGAACGGCAGGACACGCATGCCCCGCTTCCGGCCCTCCTCGCCGTAGAACCAGGCGTCGTAGAGCGCCTGGAACTCCTGCATCTGCTGGGCGTTGGACGCCTGCTCCGGGAGGACCAGGAAGCCCTCGGGCACGGTCCCCTGGGTGAAGTAGTTCAGGAAGTGCATCTGGAACCGGATGTCCGTGTTCGCAGGCAGGAGGACGTGCTCCAGCGGGGCGATGCCGTAAGGGGAGTCCGGCTGGGGGCGGAACGGCTGGTAGATCAGTTCCTCGGCGGTGAACCACTTCTGGACCTGGCCCTGGATGAACTGGGCGAAGGCCGGGGCGTCCCCGACGGGGCGGCGGCCCCAGCCGTCCAGGAGCGGGGCGATGGTCGGCCCGGACACGACCTCCAGGCCGTAGTGGCGCCCGGCCCGGTCCCGGCGCTTGTGGAGGCATCCGGCGTCGTAGCGGAGGACATCCTCCAGGTACATCGCCAGCCAGGAGTTGAATGGGGTCTGCCGGTCCGGCTTCTTCATGAACCGCTTGGCGATGGCGATGGACTTCTCGACGCTCTGGTCCACCCCGTCCGCGGCCACGATGTTCCAGGGCAGCGAGCGGATGTCGTCGATGCGGTGGGCGATGCACATGGAGGCGACGTCGTAGTTCTCGGACATCTCCTTGAGGGCGGAGAAGGCCATGCGCCCACTGCCCCGCTCGACCCGGGTCCGGGTGTTGTACCCGGTCGGGGTGTCCCAGAGGCGCGGCTGGCCGCCGACTCCCAGGGTCGGGAGGAGTGGCACGCCCGGGGAGAACGGGGTGCTGTCCATGCCCTGGCGCTGGGCCTCGGCGACCGCGACCTCGGTGGCCACGGTGGCTCCCTTGCGGAGACCGATACGTTCCATCAAACCCACGTCAGGGCCTCCTGTTCAGTTATGCCTGGCCGACCTGCCCCTTGAGGAAGTTCAGCCAATCGGCGGCCTGGCCGCCGCGGACGAAGATGCGGTTGAGTGCTTGGGTGAGGGCGTCCACCTGGTCATCGTGGGAGCCGTTCGGGAAGGATGCGGCCTCGTCCACGAGCTCCCCGACCCAGGCTGCGAGCTTGGGGGCGGGCAGCCAGACGTTGCCTGCCTCGACGAACGGGGTCACGGCGGACGCGCGGGCTTCCTTGGACTCGTGCGGGGTGACCGCGATGAAGCCCGGGAACTTGGCCTTGAGGACGTCCAGGATGGCCGTTCCGTTGGCCTTGTCCTCGACCAGCTTGACCGCGCATTGCGGCCAGCGGGCGACCATCGTCTCGACCTTGTGCTTGGTCTCGGTGAAGGTCATGCGCCCGCGTATCTGGTCCAGGAGGTAGGCGTTGGGGCCCCGGTGGAGCCACATCTGGATCACGACATAGTCGGAGTTCTTGGTGTCCTTGAATGCCATATCGGCGGACATGACCAGGACGCCCGAGCCTGGCGGGATGGTCCGGGTCCCGTCGTCGTTCTCGGTCCAGAGTGGGTTGTCGTAGTACTTCCACTCGGTCCGCTTGAACAGGTTGCCCTCGGCGGCGGATGGGCGGCCCTGGTACAGGGCGTTCCAGACCCGGGAGCCGACCCGCCGTTTGATGGCTTCCCACTGCTTGATGGTGCGCTTACGGGCGGAGTTCAGGAACTCGCCTGGCTGGCGTCCCAGGGGGTCGGTCTCGCCCTTCTCGGGGTCATGGTCGGCCATCGCCGGGATGTTGATGACTTCCCAGAGGTGCCCGTCCTCGGCGGCCTGGAGCTTGCCTGCCAGGTCGTCCTCGTGCCAGCGGGTGAGGATCACGATGACCGGGGCGCCAGGGGCCAGACGGGTCGATGCCGTCGAGGTCCACCAGTCCCAGCCGTTTTCGCGGATGAGTTCGGAGTCGGCGTCCTTTTGGTCCTTGAGGGGGTCGTCGATCAGCAGGACATCGGCGGGCTGGCCGGTGAGGGCGCCGCCCATACCGACCGCGTACACGCCGCCCCGGTCCCCGGCGACCTGCCACTCGTTCTGAGCGGAGACGTCGTGGGCCAGGGTCAGGCCGAGCTTGGCCCCGTCGGTGGTGATGTAGTTGCGGACCGTTCTCGAGTTACGCCTGGCCAGGCGGTCCGAGTAGGAGGCCATGATGATGCGGGTCGCGGGGCGCTGGGTCAGGACCCACAGAGGGAACATGACCGAGGCGCGGGTGGACTTACCCTCCTGGGGAGGGACAGAGATGATGAGCCGGGAGTCCGGGGTGTTGAACGCCCGGACCAGGGCCTCGTCGATGAGGTCGAGGGCTTCGGTCTGGACGGTCTTGGAGTCGAGGACCTGGGCGAGGTCGCCGGGGGTGTCCCACTTCGGCTTCGCTTCGCCGGTGTCCATGATGTCGTCGAAGGCGGCGGCAACGAGGTCCAAGTCCAAGCCAGGAACCTCCCGTCACCTTGATCTTGCTAAGCGGGTCCCGGTGACAGTTCGCTCAATCCTAGAGAACTGTATCGGTCACTGTTGGGCGGCGCAAATGGAGCCTATTAGGCGTCATGCGAGCTCACCCCGGACGACGTCGGGAGCCGATCCGAGGGCCTGCAGCTCGGCCTTCACGAGCTCCCTGGCAAGCTGGGTCTGCTCCGGCGGCAGCTCCAGCTTCCGGACGACATTGGCGAGCATGGTGGCCACGGCCACGGCGTCCCGTTCTTCGATCCGGACCCGCCGCTCCTGGAGCTCGGCCATGCGCCGGTCGAAGTCGTCCAGGCCGCGGAGCTTGGCCCGCCGTTCGCTGATCTTGAGGGCGGCGTTGATGGCTGCGGGCTCTCCCTTGGCGATGCCAGGGGCCAGGGCCCGCAGGTAGGAGTCCAGGCGCTCCTCCTCCAGGATGACCAGGTCCTCGGCGGCCTCCTGCTTGAGCTCCTTGATGAGCCCCATGACCGCGTTGTAGGCGGCTCCCCGGTTGGCGTATCCGGCGGTCTTGGCGACCTGGTCCCAGGTGGCCCCGATCTTCCGGGCTTCCCAGCCGCGGTATGCCTTGGCGGCCGCTTCGGCGGCGGCGGGGCTGGTGTCGCTGAACTTGGGCAC